GACGTAAGCTTTCCTCCTTGCGCATCTTCCCATTTTTTGCGCTGTTTCCTAATTTCATCGATTTCTCGCTGGTAATCCAGCTCAATCTGTCTGCGCTTCTTTTCAGAACCTTCTTCCATCAGGTTGATTTCTTCCTGCTGATTGGTCCTGCGAAGCTGAAGGAGTTCTTCTGCAACCTGTTGCTGCTCTTTCTTTTGTCGCTCGGCATCTTTCTTCGCATCATTCTCTTGTTTGGCCAGAGTGTCTCCTGTTATACCACCGAGCGATTTATATGATTTTTCTGCCGCTTCCAACTCTTCTACAGCTTTCTTATAGGCTGACTCAGTACCTTTTTTAGCATCCTCTACAGCCTTTAATTTTGCTTCGTAAACAGCTTTTGCTTCTTTATATGCTTGCTGATACGACTTTTCCGATGCTTCCCTTTGCGATTCCAGGCCAAATATGGTGCCGTCAATCCCTTTTAGCGCTGCTTGCGCATTATTGAACCGTATTTGAACGTCAATAGGAATTGTTGCAAAAGGAAAATTCTTAATTTTTTCTTGCTCTTCCTGCAATATTTGTCTTGCTATATTGTATTCGCGTATAATCTGCTCACGATTACTTCTTGCTTCCATCAGCTTGACTTCAACAGGTTTCGAGTTTTCCTCTGTTTCCTTTTTCAGTCGATTATATTCGCTCAAGGCTGATTTCCACTTGTTAAGATTTGCTTTTGCTGATTCTATTTGTGAAGCGATTAGTGGGGCACCTTGCCCCGCATTTTTTAAAGAAGCATTTAATGATTTTATTTTCTCCTCCCATTGTTGAATATTCTTTAGTATGTTTTCATAACTGTTCTTGTCTCGTTCCTTATTCAGTTCTTTATTTGCTTCTGCAAGATTGAGTACAGCCAGTTGTTCACGGGTATAAGCAGAAGAAAGTGCAGGAGAATACCTTTGTAGTTCCTCATAGGCCTTTATCTTTGAAAACTCGGTTTCTGTCTCATCTTGGATAACGCGTATCAGCTCTTCTATTTTTTTCTTGCGTTCCTCTTCCTGATTCGCAAAATTCTTTTGTTCTTCATTGAATTTTTGCTGTGCCTTTTCCGATGCGGTTGTGCTGTCATGAAAGGCCCACATTGTAGCAACAAGCCCGGCAAGAACCGTAGCTGCCAGTACATACGGGTTAGCTTTCATAACCGTATTCAAAGCCTTTTGTGCTATCATTTGAGCTTTGGTAACCAAGATTGCAAGTTCCATTCTGGCCGTTAATGTATCCTGAGCTATTCGCACTACAATAAGAGCGGTTTTATATGTCCCGTATGTAGCAATCAGTCCTATCAAAATCTTACCAACAGTTTCATAGTTCTCAATAAGACCTTTCAATCCTGAAATACCTGCAGAAGCAATTCCCTGAGTATCTTTTCCAATCTCATTCAACATTGTATCCCAAGCATCTCCAAGGTTACTCAACTGACCTGTAAGAGACTTAGACTGTTCTTGCATCAGGTTATAATAGATTCCTGATTCACTAGTCATATTTTTGAAGGCCTGTTCTACTTCTTTAAATCCTACCTTGCCTTCCTTTACTAAACCGGAAACTTCATCTTTTGTCACACCAAGCACTTTTGCCAGTTCCTCGTAGATGGGAATACCACGTCCTGCAAACTGACGAATATCGACAGCATAGGCTCTCCCTTGTGTCCTTAATGTGCCATAGAGATAGGCTATTTCACTAAGCTGGGAGCCAACACCGGCGGCTACATTACCAAGCATGACAAGTTCATCACCCACATTCTCAGCTGACGAGCCGTAAGCAATCATTTGCTTGGCAGATGATGCCACCCCTTGAAGGTCGAAGGGTGTCTTTGCGGCAATATCCACCAGCTCTGACATCAGTTTATCTGCTTTTTCCTTACTTTTCAGCATGGTTGAAAAAGCAATTTCAAGCTGCTGGAATTGTCCTCGTACATTAACAAGTTCTGTAACAAAGTTTTTCAAGGCAGTTACTCCACCTATTATACCAAGTACTTTGGTTAAGGAAACGGACATCTTTTCATTTGCTTCGACCGTTTCGCCGGCTTCTTCCTTAAAAGCTGCATATTCATCCTTCAGTCTCTTTACTGAAAGACGGGCTTCTGCCTGCTGTTGAGTAAGTCCAAACAAAATATCTTTCTGCTCCCTTAACTTATCGGTTTGAGCTTTTATCTGCTCCGACATACCGCTGGTATTACCACCCGACTTTACAGTTTCTCGGTATTTCTCTTTCAATAAAGTAAGCTCATTTTGTAATTGCCTAATGACACCCCTTTGTGAAGTAATATTTGCAGAGAGGTTGTTTACTGTTTGTGAAGCGCTGTAAATTCCATTTTTGAAATCACGCTCCATTGTAGCTCCAACTTTAGCCGCCTCGGTTACCAGCCCCATCATTTGTTGGCGAGCAGATGCCAATTGGGTTTCCAAAGCCCTTGCCGCTGCCGGAGATTTGTTCACGTCCATCTTTTTGAGTTGGGCTTCCAGCTTTTCACATTCTTGTCTTAGCTTTACGACCTGTTCCCAGTCACTTGATACACGGAATACGAGTGTTGCCATAAATAAAAATCTAAATATTAATGCTTAAAATTATGATATAAGCAAATAGTATTCAGACTTTTTGAAATCAAAAACGAAACAACTTGGCAATTGTCGTGTAATTTAACTTCTATTTTTGAATAATTAGACTCCATCTCGGAATAGAACAAAAAAGGCGCACCATTATGATGCGCCCGATTGTCAATTTGTTCTTTAATTTATATCAGAGCCTCACGGCTGGAATATCAAAACTTGACATTTGCCATTCTTTTAAGTATCTCATTGTATTTTGATTGTATGATAGCTCTTTGCTTTTCTGATGCTGTAATTATCTTTCCTTTATACTTTCGCATTACAGATTCATTTATACCTATTTCCTTTGCAAACTTACTTGCATTAATAAAAGGGAACGCTTCAAAAAATCCACTTAAGTCATACACATACTCCACAGAATAGCCAGCTTTATACCAACTTGGAAATTCACCATGTTTTTCTTTGTAATATTCTGCCTGTTCCTCTAAAACAGAAACAAAGTCCTCTTTCGCTTCTTGTTCTGTAAGCCCAAAGCCATACGCACCGTTTACATCTTCAGAATAGATAGAAATTCCTCCATCATCTGCTTTTTCAATAATAGCCTGAATCTTCTTCATAATCGTGTATTTTAAGTTTTGTCAATTAAATGCACCCACCGAAGTGGGTGCTGTTCTTTTACTTCTTTAACCCCGCCTTTTTCATCATGCTGTCAAGAGTACCTTTAGGTATCTCTTTGGCTGGATGTCTGCCTACAGGGATAAAGTAGTCAAAGTCGGGATGAACATACTTGTGATGTTTCTTTCCCTTTTCGATTGTCCAGCCTGCTGACTCAATCAATTTGTAAAACTCTGAAAACTTCATAAATCAAAGAACTTTTAATTGACAATGCAAAGGTAACATTTTCGTTACTATTAAGCAAGCTTTGTAACGTAAAAAAGTAACGTTTCTGTTGCTTTTTAACATTCTAATAGAGCCATATCTATTTCTTGTTTCTTCTTCTGCGTGAAGCCATATCCTTGCCTTTCACCTTCGTGACTTTTGTCCCGGTTACAGTATGAAGCTTGTCACGCTGCATTAATACTAAATTCCTGTATGGTATCTCATAGACCACTTCCCGGTATGACAGATGCAGATTTTCCATGAACGATGCAATCTGTCCCAAGAGAGTATCATTTCCTACAACCTCGGTTTCGCTGCCAGCAGACTTACGTTCCTCGCCAAGCTGACAGCTTTGAGAAAAACCTTTGAGTCAATCATAGAGAGTGTTTCATCCAATGCGTCCACATTCTCTTCGTATGTTCCTTTTGCCAGTTCTTCGCTCAAGTTTTCGTCACCAGCTATCAGCCAGGAAAGAGCCCTGCTGTAGGCCTCACTTTCTCCCAGGGAGAGAAGAACTTCTTTCAAATTGTCTGCTTCTTGTACACCTGACAAATGGGAGATTGCTCCGGCCAGTTTGTTGATAGTAGGAGGGTAGACCGTGTAGGCTTTCCCAGCGACAAACACCGTTCTGAAATCACTTCCGATAATGGATTCAGTTACTATTTTTGCTCCTTGATTCATTCTGATAAAAGATAAAAATTAAGGGGTGAAGCCATAAAGCCCACCCCTGTTATGGAATTCAATCTCTACCTATTGGATAGGCATTAAGCACCTGCTGTTACTTCAGATGAGTCAAACCAGTATTCCGGTGCAACTTCTGCATTTTGTGGTTCCAGTTCCACCGCACTTACAGGAATACCGACAGCCTTGTCTGTTGTGGCTTCACGTGCACCGATGTCAGCACGGGGAATCACACAATACTGGTCATCGTCAGTCAAAGCGACAAGTAACTTCTCAATGTTTACCTTGCCTCTTGCTCGTTTCCAACCCTTATCAGTGTTAATTACATCACCACCCATGAGGTCTTTCTTGGTCGGATAGTCGTACTCACCAATGGTGAAGTTCACGGTTACATCGCCCATTTCCTTATCACTACGATAAGTCTGACCGGTAAGCTGGTTCTTGTAGTTAGTGCGGCTTGCTTCCGCTTCTTCAAGTGTCCATGTATCCTGATGGATATTCTTCACCTCTTTTAAGGTTTCACCTTGTAAAAGAGTATATAAAGCCTGCCCAGTCAAATCTGCTGTGATAGCATTTGTCTCGCCATACCAAAGTTTCTTGATATTCACAGCTGTGATTTTCTTTGATTCTGCCATATTATTTCACATTTAAAACTTCAAACAAAATTCTTACATTCACATAGTGACACTTTAAGGATGTGTCTTCCTCAATTCCGATTGACTCGATGGAATAATGATAGGTTGTTCCGTCATAGCGTCCGGTCACTCCGTCAAACAATTCTTGCGCCTGTTTCTCCAGCTCGTTCAGACGCATTGTATTGTGTTAGCTTCACCTTCTTTCAAGTCAGGAACGCAAAGGTTCACTTCTACGAAAGACTTCTTCCAGTACGTCTCCGGTTGCTGCTTCTTAGAGTGAATGACAATCCTTTCGGACTTCATCGGCCCCGTCAGCTTCTTACCGTGTGGAACGATGTCAATTTCAAAAGGCTGGCAATCACGATAGAGTATGTTCGCTATGTCGGTGGTAACTATCATTTTATTTCCTCCTTTAATCGTTTCTCAGCATATAATGCCCCTCCACTTCTCACTCTGAAACCCTTGCTTTCCACATTGGACGCATAATGATACCCTTGGGGGCTTGCTGCATCATTGTACAATGTCAGACTACAATCGTCCTCAACATTGTGTTTATTTGACCTACGGAGTGTTTTTGTCCTGTCCTGATAAGAGCCATCCTTCACATCGTATTCATCAGCCTCATTGCCAACTTTATCTACGATGTCACGAATTTCACTTATTCCTTGCTCGAAAAAGCTATCCACGTCCGAAAAATCAAATTTTACAGCCATATTTCTGAGTAACCAAAATAGTTAGTATTTTTTACCGTATAAACCTTGCCAGTTCCCCTGGTATTATCGCCATCCATACATCTGACTTCATCGCCAGCCTTCAGGGAGGTTTTCTTTTCACAGACTATGTGATAGTTCGGTCGGTACACCTCGCCGTTCTCCGAAGTAAACTCCTTGGTGGAGTTATCATCACACCGGCACTTACATACGTCCTGCCAGCTTTCTCCACCGGTTCCGGGAATAGGCCGGCCGAACTCGTCTGTTTCCATTGGAGTAGTAACCTTGATTTGTAATATATGTGGCGCGAATATCATAGGAATCTGACTTTAGGTTTATCTGACAGTGTGTCTTCAAGGCCATACTTCTTGCACAAGAATGAGTAGTATTCCTTCAAGCCTTTGGTGTCCCAGGACATAGAGAAACCGTTCTCGCTGATGGAAGTAGCACGAAGTAGAAGAGAGGGGATAAACTTCGCCATAGACACCGAAACAAGTCCGATGTTTGACGGGCCCATCTCATCCTCTCCGCTTACTTCTGAAGACAAACTTATCTCCAAAAGGTCAGCCTCCGACAAGTTGATGCCGAAGGTCTGAAACTTCTGTGATATGTAGTCATTTACTGTCATGCGTTCATGGTTGACAAATCAAAGTTCACAATCAGATTCGGGTTCGTAATCTGAGGAATCCACTCTGCGGTGTATTCCAGATAACGACCGTTCTTGTCCTTGTAACCGGAAATAAGCATATCACCGTCTGCCTGGGTGTAGTTACGTCCCGGTACGCCGTCCACTGCTTCGTATGGAGTGTGGAAACGCATATAACCGACCTTATCCTGCGGAAGCAAGGTGATACGGTCGTCGGCGTAAATCTGCACGTTCTTTCCGGTCTGGTCTTTTACGTAATCTTCCTTGATTTCAATGGCCGGAAGCCCGATGCCAGTGAACACTTGGGAAGCCAGTTGAGATGTAATCAACCCGGTTGAAAGATACATCTCATTTCCTGTAAGCTGCATCTTGAACTTGTCACCAAACTCAGCCGACCCGATGATATTCTTCACGAAAGTTCCTCGTGACATAATCATCTTCTGGAAATTACCGTAGTCCGCTTTCAGTGCATTAATCTGCTGCTGCAAATAGGTGATGAAGTTCGTCTTCGCACCAGTATCAGGCTTGATGAACTTGAACGGCAATTCAATGTTAAGAAGGTCAACGCCTCCGGCATTGTCATCCTTATTCTTGACTGTTGCTTCTCCGGTCATCAGAAGTGAACCTACAATAATATCCATGCGCTTGTGGGCTGCCAAAAGTACCTGACGGTAATCATCATAGATGAAGTTCACGATTTCCTGCATGGCTGCTACCTGGTCGGCAGGTTTAGCTGCATTGAACTTGTCAATCAAGTCCTGAAGTTCGGACAGGCGGTCAATGGAAATCTGGTAAGCATCGCCAAGATAAGCGATTTCACCATATCCTGAGCCGATATTCCGGCGTTCACGGATAGGCTTCTCACCATAACGAGAGTTGATAGAACCGGCCATCACTCCAGTAACCTGACCGATGTAGTCCTTGAATACACGGGTAGTCGTTCTACGGAAATCAAGATACTGCTGCCAGTAGATTGTATCCTTACGAGTCTGAAGGACACGCTGAATAACGGCGTTAACGATGTTGGGGTCGTTAAACAGAGTATGAATAGTTAGCATCATGTTTTACCTCCTTTCTTTATTTGCTTGCAATTACACCTGCTGTTCTCAAAGATGCCAGAAGGGCATTCAATTTTGTATGTGCATCTTCCTGCCCAGTAGCATCATCTACTTTAACACCTTGCTTTACACCTCCGAGAGCAGAAGATGTTGCTGCAGACAAAGTGAATTTGTTGGCTTGGGATGCGATACCATCCAATTTAGCTTTGTCTTCTTTACTCATCAAGCCATCTTGACTGGAAGACGCTTTGGCAACTACAGCCTTTCCACCTTGAGTAACGTCAGGAGCGTTGAACTGGAAATGCGGCATGTTGGCCTTGTCAATGTCAGAGAAAGGCATAACCAATTTGGTAGGCTCAATCTCGAATGCTCGCATCAAAAGAGCAACTAATACAATGCCTTCTTCTACTTGTACTCTTCCGTACAAGGCTGAGTTAGCAATGACTTTCGGAGTTGTGCCGCTTACCGCTGTAGCTTCATAGAGTACAGTACCAGCTTCCAATGTTTCGCCAAAGTCGGCAGACAGCGTCAACTTATCGAAAGCTTTGTCTGATTTGTCAATACTGTTGATGGTAGCTCCATGAGAACCATTACCCAGATGCATACCCACATAAGCCAAAGAGTTTTTCTTGATCTTCAAAGTGGTATTGGAACCGGTGGTAAACTTTTCATAGACTTCTACACGGATGGCCACCTGAGCGGTTTTCTTTACTAAGTCGGCGGCAATGGGAGTGAAGGATGGAAGAAATGAACCAGCGACAAGGTTGGTCGTATCCAGCTTGTAAGGCCCTCTGCGTCTTACTCCGGTAGAAACATCATAGCGTTCCTCGATGGACGGTTCAGGCTCCATGTTGTACTTAAATCCTGCTGACATAAATTACTTGTTTTGTTGTTCGACAATAGATTTTGTGTCCGCCTCAATCATTTTGGCGAACTCACTCGCTTCTTTCTCCTGCTTCTGTTCGGCAGTCTCAGGAGCTTTGGAGAACTGAAACCCGTTGTTAGACATATCCTGCTTCATGTCCTTGAAATAAGTATCCAAGTCCGTGTTCTCAGGAATGTTGCGGTCTTTCAGCATAAATTCGGGAATACCGTACTTCTTCGCCACTGCTGAAATCTGAGAATTGCGCTGCGCCTGCGCTTCATTTTCCTCCATTTTGGCCAGCTTGTCGGCAAACGGCTTGATACCGGCGGCAATGCCATCGGCAATCATCTTTGCGATGTCTGTCTCCTGCGGCTTTGGAGGGTCGTTTGGTTTCGGTGGTTCTGGTTTCGGATTCTCGATTGGTTTCCCGTCTTTCAGTCCATGCTTCTTCTCGTAGTTTGAAACAGCGGAAGTCTGCGCCTGTCCTGCACGGAAATCACCATAGTTTTGCATCACGTCCTGAAATGAGATACCCTCAACGATGGAGGTCACCTTCGTTTCGTCCGTTACACCCTCTGCCTTCTTTGTGGCGATACGGGTGAGTGTGGCAGTGTCCACCCCAGCGAATTTCTGTTGCAGTCCTGCCAAGATTTGTTCAAAGATTGTCATACCGTATGAGTTTGATTAATAATTTCATACGGTAAATTTACTTATAGAGAAAGGGAAGGGGAAATTTAAAGGCTAACGATACGAAACAATTAGGGAAATGTTCGTTTTTAGGTAAAAAGAAAGCGTGACTACCTAAATAATCACGCTAGATCATCATCCAATTATACTTTTAAAATTTCAATATAGCTGCTTCTATTTCTTTTTTGTCAGAATCTTTTACGTTCCTTAAAGCATTCAGAAAAGGTAATATTAAAGAGTCATCAACGATGAACCAGACTGGGTTTTTAAATAATTTAGGGTATCCAGGATCATCTCCATAACCATTCCATCTCATTGCCATTCTTCTTTCCCCATTTTCCCAAATACCTATCGCTATAGAAAAATCATCATTTTCAAATACAACATTCTCAACCTTAAAATTACTTGGATTTACATCTTTTGCTTTCATTGTACTATCCTCCATTATATTTAATTAATAATCATAACAAATTTATAGCTGCCAGTTCCTCTGTCAGCGCGTTAATACCTTTCTGAATCTTCTCCAACTGCTGTTTACGGGGTTTGTGTACTCCAGCCGCATAATGCCATAACTGGCGCTCATTGATTCCGGTGATCCGGCTCAAAGCGGCCTTTGTGAAAATACTGCTGTAATAGTTGATGAAGGTGGCAGCATCTATCTTGAACTTCAATGTGAACTCTCCCTGCAAAATTTCCACTGGAGCGATGTTCATCTCCTTGCATGACTCCAGGTAAAGTTCAACAGCTTCCTTCATGTTCTTCTCGATTTCCTTCACGTCGTTACCGACAGTAATCACCGGAGCACCTTCAATATAGGCACTAAGATTATTTCCAGCATGTTCTACAATCACTTCTACGGTTTTCATACTGACCTCCTTTTTATCGTTAAACAAAAGAGGCGGGGGCTATTTTAGCCCCGCTTGCCTCAGAATGTTGTAATAAGTGCCTTTCTCAACGCCTTTCTTGCCGTGGTCGGGTACAATCACTACATGGCTACCATCAGTGTAAACCATGTGACTGCCTTTCTGCCTCACGAACCAAAAGCCATTTTCAGTAAGCAGCGTTACAACGTCTTTAACTGATTTGTAGCTCATAGCGTTTAAGACTTAATTACGATGCAAATATAGTAAAATAACGAATAATTACAAAGAAGTATTCATGTTTTTACTATGATAAAGGAAATAGCGATACCTCGAAAGATACCGCTACTCAAATAGTCAATATTTTAGATTTATATCATTCTGTTTTGTATTATCCCCGTAAATATTCTGACTGGGTTGTTCTATTCTTCAGATTTACTGCTGGAACTTTTAAGAGAGGAAAGCTGTTTCTGCTTCTCGATGTCGTTCTTCTGTTTCTCAGATTGCTCTTCCTTGATGGCTTCAATCTCATCCAGAACTGCATCCACGTTCCCCACAAAGGTAATGGCCCGCTGTTGAGACCAGATTTCACCGTCCTTGGCCTTGATAGCTGTGTCTATCTTGTCTTTGATGTCCTCCAGCTTATACGGCTGCATCTGCACATCCACATCGATGGTTTCGGAGGCTTCTTCAAGGGTGGAATTCACGGAACCCAACGCGGAGACAAGGAAATTTACACGTCGTTGCATGAACTCGCCGACGATCTCGTTCAGATTTTCTACGTTAAGGTGGGTGGACATAAACACATAATCGAAAGTCACACCGGAAACGGCGTTTCCTGTACCTTTCAGGGAGTCAAAAGAGATTCTGGGTGTATTGGTCAGTCCATATATCTGGCTCAGCAAGGTTTCTACCTCGAACTTGACAGTATCAGGTACCTGTGACCAGGTAAGATACTGGGCATTTGCTCCCTGGCCGGTCAACTCGACAACACGGTTCTTGAACTCACCTGAGAAATTCTCCACGTTACCAAAAAGCATGAGGATAGGGAAGAAGTGGTAGTCGATACAGTCTGCATAGTTTGAGAGAAGCTTCTCCAGTCTTACACGGAGGCTCTTTATCTTTTCACAGTACGCTTCCGGACGGTACATATAAATCACCGGCATCTTCTTGAATCCATGTGCAAATGAGCCTTTGTCAGTCCAGTTGCTTGTCAGTTCCCACTGATAAACCATGTCCTTGGTAATGGTCATGAAGCAGGTAATCTCCACGTCATTCAGATCTTTCTTCTTGTATTCACGGGACAGGGCCACCAAATCCCCCTGGTCATTGAAGAAAGGGTAGAGCTTGTCGCCACGGAACGGAGACCAGATGGCACTCTTCAGACGGTATTCAGGTTTTGATTTGCCGAAGATTCCTGAAATCTTTCGTTTGAGCTTTGCCCAGAAGCCGTCATCCTTCACCACATACCAGTATTCGGCCACTTCCTGCTCGGCCAGCCATGCCCGGACTACTTTCTTGTTCTGGTATTTCAACTTGTTCTTCTTGAACACCTGCTTCAATGTGGAAAGAAGGCTTTCTTCCGATTCATCCGGCTGGCAATCAAGGACCGGTTCTGTTCCCACGGTGAAGGCTGTCTGAATATTCACGATGTCCTGCTCGATAGGAAGAGCAATCCTGTTCGGGTCAACTTCTTTCCTTACCGCCGGCTCAACATATTCTTTCCCGGTTGTAGGGTCTGTAATCCGTTTCTCAGGCTGGGTCGTAATTTTGATTTTCGGGTATTTCTCTTCATCTATCACTATCTCGTGCTTGTTCGGATTCCAGTCGTTGTAAAGAGCGTGAGCGTTTGGTTGCTCGGTCTTTCGTCCTTTTTTCAGATAGTAGATTTTTCTCTCTACTTCCGGCATAGCTAAAATTTCTTCTATAGTCATATCTCAAAGTTTAATGTCCAAATATTCCTGAAACGTCTTTGGGTTTCATAATTCTACCGAGAAGTTCTCCCAGCACATAGTAGCGTGCAGCATCTATGCCATGATTATCATGGTCTTCAGGTTTGTTGATGTAGTTTCCATCCTTATCTTTTGCCCAGACATAATTTCTGAACTCCCTTTGCAGGTTATAAGAACGCTTGGTAATGAATATTTCCATTCCCTGCATCTTGTCAATACCGGCATTGACAGAACCTTGCCCTTTCTCTACCGCGTATATTTTAATCCCTCCGTTATGAATCTCCTGGATGAGTCGCGGGTCCGCACTGTCGGCAATCACTCTCAAATTCCACGGGCGTAGCGTCTTTATAATATCCCCAGAAAGTAATCCAGTTCTATAATCCACTTCATCCAGATAAAGCGCATTGTCAATGATTCCACACCGGATAGAAGCCGATGGGTCATTGGTATAACCAAAGTCCTGTCCAATAGCCACTTTCTTGCACCACATGGGGAACTCGTCCACAATACCCCATTTCTTGAACACGGCACCTTCGGCCACGTCCGCCCATCGACCGATAACCACATGAGCGTACTTCTCCGGATTCTTCTCTTTCATTTCCTTGACTTCTCTCAGGAACTCAGGAGAAAGGTTCTCTATATTGTCGAAGTAAGTCGTATGGATATGAAGTACATTCGGATGGGTGGAAATCTGTACCTGGACGCCGTCAATCTCCACCAGCCGGTGAGTATTCTCGATGTATTTCTTGTAGATGAAGTGATTGGAGTCACAGGGATTCATGATGATGATAATCCGGTTCTGGATTCCCTTTTTACGGATGGAGAGCATAATCTTGTCAAACTCGTCCTCACTGGTCCATTCCTCTGCTTCATCACAGACAAAGGTGGTGATACCCTGAATTGATTTCAACTTGGCCGTCTGGTTCCCTGAAGAGGTTTTGATACCACGGAACATGATACGGCTGCCGGTCATCCGGTTTACTATATCGGTTTTGGTGGTCTTGAAATACTTCGTGGTTCCATCCAAATCTATCTTTTCCATCATTTCAGGAATAATAGACATCCCGGCAGATACCATCGTGTAACGGGTATAAAGAATCTGGTGGACTATCTTCTCTGTGGGAGTCATCTCGAACGTCAGCCGCTCTATGAAGGTAGAAGCGTTGAAAGACTTTCCCGATCCACGGCCACCGGTAATGAGAATGATAAACTTCTCGCTATCGGTATATAACGGATGATATATCGCTTGGGGTACAATCATTTCAGCTTGTCTTTAATCCATGAGTCGATAGAAATTCCGTGGTCAATATCCTTTGGAATGTCTGCGTCTTCGTCTTCTCGGTCTCCAAAACCTTCTTTTCTTCCTAATGTGGAAAGTAAATAGCGAATCATATACCCATCTGGACGTTCACGCCATCCGATAAAGTTCCCATTTTCATCTTTCTCAGGGATACCAAGCGCAAGTACACGTGCAGATACAAGGCATTCATCTACCAGAGAACCTCTTTCGTCGGTGATAGCATCTTTGAACTGGCTGTCTGCTCTGGCCCAATCATACACGGTTTTTCGGGTTACATTGAATACAGCAGCAACCTTAGAGAGATTTCCACCTGTTTTATGAAGGACCTCTCTGAATTTCGATATGTCTGGCTTCTTTCCCATGCGCGCGTATCTGTTTATTTTGATTACTCAATCAATTTCAAAACCTCTTCTCCTTTGGCAAATTTTTCATCCGTACTGATACCCAACAAATCACAAAAATCTGATTTTGTCTCAAAAGAAGAAAATGAAAGTATTATATAAGCATCTTCATCCTGCCTGTGCTGAAATGCAGATTCTTTTACTTGTTGCTTTACCGCTTTCATGTGTTCTTTCTTCTCTTCATATGGCAGTGCAGCATCTTCAGGAATAGGATTTTTTATACCATCGAAGTCTGTTGGCAATAACAAGTCATCTAATGACTCTGATAAGGAATTGGCATCAACTTCACTTATCGCAAGTATATCATTCAACTCATCAGGACTCAACCCGACTTCGGAATAGTCTATATCAGGCAAATAACTCGCGAGCAAATCTAAATCAGGCTTGGTGTTTCCTACTGCCATATAAGTAAGCTGTTCCTTTTCTTTTTTTTCGTCAAGGTTCACAACCTCCACTTTTACCTTATAGTCTGTATCAGAAGTACCATCGTATTTGTAATACATATCCATAGCCTTGATACGCCTGTGCCCATCTATTAGGTTTCCGCTTAATTCATTCCATACAATACCACCAAGAAAACCGACTTTTTGCAGGTTTTTCTTTTGCAGTCTAATACGTTCATCCGAATGCCTCTTAGGGTTTATCGGATTCAGATTTATCTGCGAACGTTTTATTATTCTTGTCTCACTTTGTTTCAGTTCCTTCATAATCATGCTCAAACAACAATCGTTCTACCATAGGGTATTCCTCTATAACCTTTTTCAAGTCTGCCGGGAAATTACTTCTGAGCCACAAAAGATAGTTCATATCGCTTATATTCGTTCCTGCCGACTGGCTGTTACCGTATTTCTCCGGCTTTATAAGACTTTTCTTTTCGATATAGTTCAGAATATCAACATTTTTGTAAGCTGATAGGGGATAACATTTCTTTTGCGCTTCATTGATAGCTTCATCTTTGTACGTCCTTAGCATCAACCGTCTGTTCATTGAGTCGGATTGTTTGAACCCGAAAAATGCCCAGTCTATATGATATTTTTCTCTGACTATCTCTGTAAGCTGCGCCATACTGTACTGCCTCTGCTTTTCGTTCTTTATACAACCCATGTAACCACTCTTACGATATGAATATACCGCAAAGTGAGGCACTTGTATGAACTTCACATTACCATATTTCTTGCAGGTGTAGTTGATGTATCTGTTAATATGCTGCAAGTCCTTGACTACATACATGTAAACACATACTATCTCTTTGAAATAGGGGTGCATAAGATCTAAAAGGGCTATACTGTCCTTACCCGATGCTGAGTGAAACAATATAACCCTATCTGTCAGCTCTGAGACTTGTTTAATTATGCTTATAGCCTTCTTCATGATTAAACAACTCTACCGCCAACTGCTCTGTTGATTCTCGCTCTCTGAGCAGCGTTTGTGCCCATTGATTGAAAACGTCCAGCTTCATAGTCCGCTCTTGTTCGGTACTTCTTACCATCCGAGCCTGTTGCGTAAACTTCTGGCATAATCCTGAATTTAAATTAAACAATCTTTTTACCTATATGCAGACAAAGCCGCATAAAGCGGCTTGACTTATTTTAATCCTTCATGGTTAATCACTTCACTAATATGCAGGTAATAAAACAATGGAATTTCTTCTGGTGGATTTTTCTTGAACTCTTCTAACTGTTCGTCGAAATCGTGAAAATCAAATTCTTCGTGCATGAACTTTATGCCCTCTTCAGTAACCTCACCAATGCCGATTTCATCTATCGCCACATCAAGAAACCATGGGGCGCCTGTGCTATAAAAATGAATTGCTTCTATATCAGTACGCAGAATAGGCTGGCACTCATTTTCACGTCCTTCTTTTCTTAATCTCTCGTTTTCTTCAAGTTGCTTGAAATTTGTAAACATCTTTTCGTATTTAGAACTTAGCTTACGAGCTTCTATAACTTTCTTGCCATTGAGAATATCCAAAGCATTAGCCTTCGTCATTATCAGCGAGTAGGCTTCTACTTCTTGGCCATTATATTTGATTGTTTTCATTTGATTATTAATATTTTACTATTCAAAAATAGTATATACTTACCTCAAAACAGAATAAATTGCTAGTACATACGAAACAATATGCCAATTGTTTCATTTTATACACACGCCAACTTAATGACGTGTGTATGAACGGTTTTTAAGCTGCCGATTTACTGTTTACTAAATCAAGTATAAACTTTCTACCAAGTTGCGTCCAACACAAGTATTGCTTTGCAACCTGCATACCAGTGGTATCACTTGTATAGGTGTGTGTCCTGTACTTGTCATAACCTAATCCCCTGTATTTGGCATAAAGCATGTAAACCCCATTCTGGTTGTACAATACGCCTAAATCTTTTAATATCTTGTACAGCTTTTTGGCACTCATGCCAAGTTCGTTGGCTATGATATTTGTTGTTATCAATCCTTCGCTTTGAAGGACATTGTCGAAGTAGGCAGCTTTTGGCGCCATCAGTCTGTTCTGTTCTTCTACCAGATTCTTTTCGGTTTCAAGTACAGATATTCGTTCTTTCTGCCTTTCGATGGTTGAGTTTGCTAACAGGATGGCTTTTGCCATGATTTCTTCTGGCGTATCATCCGATTTTACTGCCATATAACCGCCTTTAGTTCGGATTTCTTTCAGTATGGCTTTTACGCCTTTCTTGAACTGTTTGGCTATCGGTTTGCGGCTTTGCATCAGGACTTCATATAAACCGTTCTCTGTGAGCATCCAGACTTGACGGTTCTGACCTGATACGAAAATTGTTCGTACCAGCTTTTCATCTTCATCAACAGTACCAACCATACGAGATACATCATATTTATCTTGTGATGTTTTTGCATATTCAATCCATTCAGCTACATCTTTAGCAAGAAACAACGGATTCTCTGCACTGCCATAAACGGTTAGTTCTTTACCCAACAAGGTAGTTTTCTGTAAAACCTGTATTTCATTCATATTATTTGAATTTAAATTACCAATCTGATTCTTTACACACTCTGTCAATTCTCTATTATTTGCGAAATACATCAAGGCTATGCCGATTTCTAGATACTGGCCAAAATACATGATTTCTCTTAGTTTCAATCCGTTTTCGGCTGCATACGTTTTTATTTGCGACATGTTCTTTGATTTCCATTTGCTTATGCTTATCCCGACATCAGAATTAAGCCCCTTGCAAGAAATATATATCCTGCCATTGTAGGTACAATAAGAAATTTGCTTATCTTTGTACCGTATGAATTGGGATTCATTTATGGTTTCTTTGTTCATACGCTGTAAAACCTGAATTAAACATATCCTCATTGATGGCCGGTCAATTCATCAATGAGGATTTTATTTTGACCGTAGTAGCAAGCTGGGATTCGAACCCATGCACACCTGAATGCCTTGCCTTGACCTGCCACGCTTGACATATAAAAAAGGCAAATCTTAAAAGAGGTCTGATGTGGCAGTTTACCCCTTGAAAGAAATGCCTTGAATATCTTTGCAGCGCAACTGCCACGAAGCGCATTTCATTCTATGGCAAAATTACCAACCGCCAAATGTTTATCCTAAAAATTGCCGTAATCAGAACAAACATTTGGCTGATTGTTTCAAAATAATCGTGTGAGGGATTTACATTGCAGTTTTCATCATGTTTGGATTAAAGCCTTGCATAAGATTACCTTCGCAGTCAAAAAAGGTGTCTTCTCGTAGCAGACTACCAATAAGTTCATTTGCAAGCCTAAATATCGGGTAAACTTCATCATTAGAGTCTATCATGCCATCTTTACAACATTTCTTTTCACTCAGAGAACGCAACAGCCAAAGTGTTTTCATGTAATACTGGTATTTTTCGGGGTTGTTGAACATTCGTTTTAATAACATAATGTTTGATTCAGTTATTACTGTTTCTTGTTTGTTAGTAAATGTTATCTTGTGCAATTCAGGATTAAAGTCTATAATTCTCATAAGTCATATTCTTTTAAATATTAATACTAAGCTATCTTTATAAGGTTGCATTTTTTGAAACAACGCCATTCTTCTTTTTCACAATCGAAATACACCTGGCAGTTATCTGCTGTTTTCTTTGTACCCTTTTTTTCTGGTATTCTACTACTCATTAAAGTACCGAAAGCCTGACGTAGCGTGCCGTCTGTTTTCTTGAAATAGAACTCAACCACCTTCTTATGAAGCAATGCACGAAGTTTGATATTAGTCCACGCACATTTCAACGCCTCACTCATAGAATAACCGTTCTTGCGTACAAATGACCAAGCAAGACTCATAATCTCTTTTAATTGATTTCTCTTTTCTATTGCCATAGTTCTTTATATTTTATTAATTATACTACTTCGTTTTATTTGATACTGCAAAGTAAGACTATATAGTTTAATTATGCAATAGTTACATAGATAATTTATGTTAAATATAAAACTATATAGATTTATTTTTCACGTTTCATTGTATTATATAGTATAAACACCTATATTTGTGCAATAAAACTATGTAGTATTATGGATTTTAGAACAAGGATAAAAGAACTTTGCCAGTCTAAGGGTCTTACTCAAAAAGATTTGGCTGATAAGATGGGTATATCTGATATTAGTCTTAATAAGACATTAAGAGGTGATTATCCGCAATTACAATCTTTAGAACGTATTGCAAATGCTTTAGATGTAGACATTTCGGAACTATTTGTGAGAAATACACCTGATTCAGAAGTAAACGGTTATGTTAAAGTGAAAGGAACTCTTTATGAAGTTCACTCTTTTGAGGATTTAAGGAAGTTATTAGAAATGGATGTTTAATCAATAAAACCAAAGTAAAATGAAGAAAATGTTATTTATACTGCCTATACTAGTGGCTTTGTTTTTTGTAGGGTGCAGTAGCGATGGTGATGGAGAGCCCGGAGGAAATAGTGGAAATAAAGTTCTGTCTGAAATTGTAATAAACGAACACGAAAAGAAATTTGGCGAGATAAATGAATATGGAGAACTATACGAACAGTATATCTATAATCCAGACGGAACATTGCAAGAAAAAACCACCAATTACTATAATGCTTTATTGGATGATAGGATTGATTACAATTACAAATATGAATACGACGACAAAAAGCGTGTAGTGGAAATGAACGAATATACGTTTACTTTGTTTGAAAAAAAACGTAAATATGAATATAACAACATTGATTCCGTGTCACGCATGTTGGTATATGATGACGATGGAGACCTGAATGAAGAATGGACATACGAATATGATAGTCAAAAAAGATTGATAAAAACAGTAGAAAAAGACATTTGGGTTAGTAAAAATTTTGGCTATATAAGCGAATATAGATACGAAGGGAATAACGCTTATATAGAAAAGACAATGCTTAATGACGGTTCTTTGTTCGGGAACTTTATCTTTGAGTACGACACACATGGAAATCTACTACAAGAAACATATATCAACGGAGATACAGGGAGAGAATCATTAGAGCAAAAATATGAATACCAATATGACTCTTCAGGTCGTATTCAAAGAAAATCTAAAAAGGAATCATATTCAGATTCTTGGACATATTATGACTACTTTTATAATGAAGATGGTACAATAAATAAAATTTCCGTATCATATAGTTTTAAGAATGATGAATCCGAACTAAGATATAACTATATTTGGAAATAACTATTCCATTATGCTTTACAGTTTTTGGGAGCATAAAAATCTGTCACTTGATAAATTCAATGCTTTATTGTATCTTTGTAGATTAAAATAAAATTCTAGTATAATTAATACGATTATGAAACTGAAAAGTCTCGAATATGTTACACCTGGATGGTCTTTAGATGGTCTCAATTTGTCAGAAACAAGTCTCATCGTAGGCCGTAATGCTGTTGGAAAATCAAAAACAATAGAAGCCTTAAATTCTTTAGTCTCTGTTATACTCCAAACTAAAGAAATTGCTGAGCACGATAATTTTTTCTATAAAATTATTTTTTCAGACAATGATACAGAATTGACATATTCATTTGCATGTTTTCAAGGGAATATTACCTTGGAACAGCTAATTGATCATAACGAAAACATCTTAATAGAAAGGAATGAAAACTCTACTATCTGTTTTAACGACGAAATTAACCCTCCAAGTAATAAACTTACAATCAATGTAAGACGAGATACAAAATTATATCCTCAAATTGAAAAAATAGTAAATTGGGCTGAAAATTCATATGGGATATTATTTAATCAGATTAATATGTTTCCTAATGGTACCAACCTATTTAGTACTATGTCTAAAGGAGAAAGTATTATCCCAATGTTTGAAAAATTAAATGATGATTTGAAACTAAAGGTTCAGGAGGAACTAAATGCTTTAGATTATTCTATTGACGAAATAAAGATTGTAAAAATTGGAGATGAGAAATCTGATATAAGAGTCTTACAGATTAATGAAAAAGATGTAAGCACATTTTTATGGGAAGGATTGTTATCTCAAGGAATGCAAAGAACACTATACATTCTTGTTCTTTTATTCTATATTGTTTCTCAAAAAAAGAAGACACAGACAATTGTTATTGATGATTTTTGTGAGGGATTAGATTATGATAGATCCATAAAATTAGGTAAATACCTATATAAATTCTGTTTAGAAAATAATATACAATTAATTACTACTTCAAACGATAGTTTTTTAATGGACGTTGTCGATTTGAAATATTGGAATATTTTACAACGTAAAGGCGATAAAGTTACTGCAATAAATATATATAATTCTCCTGAATTATTTGAAGATTTTGAATTTACAGGACTTAATAATTTTGATTTATTCTCATCTGATTTTATTGCACGACATAAAAAATGAAGAAAGTAGCAGTTTTTGTAGAAGGACAAGCTGAATTAATTTTGGTCAGAGAATTACTTCTAAAGATGTACGACTACCAAGATATAGGAATCAATTGTTATAACCTGATTTGTGATAATCTGGATGAAGCTCCTTATCAATATGGTGATAAAATGGCTCATAACTATTATATGCTTGTAAATGTTGGTAATGACAACTCTGTATTATCTAAAATCTTTACTAGAGCAAATGGATTGCATGAAAAGGGATTTACCAAGATTATAGGGTTAAGAGATGTATATGGGGACTTTTACAAGAAAAAAAATAGAGGCGTAAGAAATATAAACTTAGAATTAATTGAAAAATTTAGAAATTCAGCTCAAAAGGAAATAGACGCTAAAAACCTGGCTCAATATATAAAATTACATTTTGCAATAATGGAGGTTGAAGCATGGTTTTTAGGATTTAACATATTTGAACGTATTGATGGCACATTGTCAAATGATTTTATTAAGTCTAAGCTAAATTATGATTTGGAGAATGATGATCCAGAGATTACCTATTATCATCCAGCAAGAATTATGGGAGATATTTATGGCCTGATTGGATCAAAATATGACAAACATGAAAGTGATGTATCCTCCCTTGTGAGTTGTCTTGAAAAAGAAGATTATAATAACTTAATAGAAAGTGTTAAATGCTCAACATTTACATCTTTCGTTCAAGAATTGCTAAATTGATAGTGAACAAAAAGCCGGAAGCATAACGTTCCGGCTTTTTTACTTGATTAGTTCTTTTACTAATTACCCATCATTAAGTCCCATGTAAGTACGTTTTGAAACTTGTGTATTCCAACTGGTTCCACTTCTATTAAAGCTCCCAAGATACCTGCCTGCAATCCTATTTACAAGATTATTAGGATTGTCAGAGTTACTTCCATAACGCTGTTGAGCTAATCTGTCGGCTTGTCGAACTATTTCCCAACCTGATTTTGTTCTTCTTCTGACTCGGCTTTAAAATTTAAATTTGTTAGACATAAAAATTTAAGCATAGGGACTTTATCCCCATTAGAAACATTCTGTTACTTGATTAGTCCTTTGGATTTCAATCTTTCTACGATTTGGCAGTAAAGGTACTCTATATCCTGCCGGAAATCCTTATACTGCTGGTAGATAAAGGAAACATCAGCGATATTGTTTGATATTACACACGGAGAAACATCCGGGAACACGCCGGAAATTTCTGCTCGGATACCGTTCGGCAGCCGCCCGCCGGCAAGCACACTAGGGGCGAACAAGAACAACACAATGAAGAGGAACTTCTTTCGCTGGGTAACACTTTCCGGATTGGGCGGACAATCTGCCCCGGAAAGTATCTCCCTGAACCACTCATAAATCTCCGGGATGAGAGAAAAATCAGTCAGGATAGGGGAGGATAACTCCTGCTCGCGTTCTGATAATCTTGATTTCTGTTCACGTATTGATTTCAACTCCACGATTGATGAAAATTCTTTTGTCATAGCACGATTTATTTAGTTGGAAATTCTTATATTTGCATCATAATCGTGTGTGGGAGTTGGCTTCTAATCGTGTGGGCTGGCTCCCTATTTTTATGCCAAGTGATATGCATTCAGGATGGCGAAAGTGTAGATGATGACCGTAACCAGACTGTCCAAGAATATAGCCCATTCTCCCAGCTTTTGAATCTGACTGAAACTCATGGCCAAGACAACAAGGAAACATATCCACTGGCTTGAAAACAATCCCATCCCCAGCAATAAAAGTCCGATAGTATCCATGAATAATGCAACATGAAGCCACGGATGCGCCATCAGATACCATCTTTTTGATGTCTTATCCAGCTTCTGAAAGACTTTTACATGTCGGTATATGGATTTACATTTGAGCAGCTTCACAAGCTCGTACAGGGCTTGTATGATGATTAAGGCGTAGAATGCGTGTTTCATGGTCAGTAGTTTTTATCTCCATGCTTGTACGGACGAAGTTCATTGTATTTTATTTTCTGCTTGATGTGCCAGAAGATGTCGATATTTCTATCCCGGCAGAAAGCGAATATCTCATTCAGGAGGATAAATGGTTCATCCCTGTAGAAGTTGTCGGTGACATAGACGCAGATTCTAAACATGGACTCCGTGAAGGTCATATCAGAATAATCTTCCGTATCGCTTCCTTCGTAGTCAAAGCTATCCAAATCATATCCTCTCAATCCAGCCAAATCCAGCAGACGGATGCAGGCATCGGCAAGTTCTTCCTCGACAGTCCCTTTGATAAATGCCTCAAAGTATTCCATGAATCTCCTTTTCCTAGTTTCTTCGGTCAATGGGACGCTATTCCCTTGCCATTCTTTGAACATTGCAACTTTCGCATGTTTCCCTTTCCGGTCTGCTTCCACAGCTTCCATAAGTTCGGATATGACCAGGCAGAGGAAATGTTCGTCACTCAGGTTCTCTTCGTGCCATCCGTGGGCTACTGCGCACTGGTAGGCTTTATCTCTCAATTTGTTTAAGTTTATAATTTCTATATTTATGACATTTTGACATCGTTTCTCTGGCACACATATTGTATGCCCATAGTATAATTTAATTATATCTATATGAATGAATTTGATTCTTATAAGAATGATTTTGGTTTTGAAATAGGCTCTGGATTCTCAGGAAACTCTGATTACATGAAGGCTCTGGATGAGAAGAAAAGACGCGCTCTCATGGAAGAGCAATACAACTTTCTTCAAATTCAGAAATCAGAAATCCTCGCCCAACAGAAATATCGTGAGTTGCATCAGAAGGAAATCCTTGCTCAACAAAAATACCGCGAAGAGCAACGTAAAGGGGCCAATTTCGATAAATGGCTTCTAATTTTTAATACTATTATAGCCATTGCATCATTATTGGTATCTATATTCAAATAAAATACCCGGTCACCGCCACAAAGCAGTTACCGGGTATTCACAAAGCACTGACAAGGGTTGTCAGTAAGATTGGAAAATTTTAATGATTACCGTACCAGTCTAACTGGTAATTTAAATCCGCAAAACACGCCAATTTTTGAGTTGCTACTAGAAGTGAGACATGCACTCGTTTTATAATTAGCCTTATTATCATTTAACAACCAAAAATAGGAAGAATCTTGATTCATAATAACATTAAAACCAATCTTACCCGTTTTATTAAAAGTCATCATAGTGCCATTAACACCAAGAAAATACACTCCACTGTATTGGTTAAGATCATCCTTAAAACCTCTTCTCAAACAAGCTAATATCAACTCATTATATTGTTCTATTGTTGGTATTTTATATTGCAAAGCTTCATCATAAGTAAAATAACAGATTTCTCCATTTTCATCTCTCAAATAATCAGATGCCCATAAAGTCCCGCTCGACAAACCAAGGTCAACAAATTCCGCATCATTACATCCTATTTGAGCATTTTCTTGACCGCTCTTATAACCATCTTTGTATCCATCTATATATGCCTGAGCAATGGCCTTTGTTATAGCTTCATTTGCTTTCCCATCAGCATAAGAGTTTGCTTTTTCTTGAATATCCATATTAGTTCAAATTATCATAGTTTACACTTGTTACAAACTTCGTAAGTTTTGTTTGAATGAACAAATAAAAAGGAAAATTTTATCCATTTAAGCCCATTATGATTTGTCTAGAATTATAATCACGATTATGTGTTTATAACTTATTTATTTTTATTTGTTGATTCTCATATTTTACTTATAATTTTGTTGAAACGATACAAACTTATAGTTATGGAACTTATACCAATAAAAAACGAACTTAAATCTTTCAAAGACCATCTTGATATTAACGAACGTACCGTTTTCTCAGCCAAATTTGGAGACGGGAAAACATACTTTTTAAATGAATTCAAAAAGAAATATGGAGATAGTTATGAATTTATTACCATATATCCGGTTAATTATCAGATAGCTGATAATAAAGAGGTTTTTGAGTATATTAAAAGAGATATTCTTATACAAATGGTTTCAAAGAAAATGATAGAGCCATCTTATGAAATCCCTGATTCACTAATATTCCAATTCTTTATTATGCAGAATTCTGACTCATTCTTGGGTAATCTATTAAAAATACTACCAAGTCTAGGTGTTCCAGAACAAACAGCATCTCTTTTCTTAGCTGGATACCATGCTTTAAATTGGTCGAAAAAGATGGCTAAAAAATATAAAGAATATAAGGACGCAATTCAAAGCCAAGATGAGAATCAAATTATAGCAACCTTTTTAGAATCTTTTTCAAAGAGAATAGGAAGTCCTTATGAGATTGATTTAATCACTCAAATTATAATTGATAATATTCAATGGTTCTGTAAAAGCTACAACAAAAAAGTTATTTTAATCATCGAAGACTTGGACCGTATGGATCCTGCTCATCTATTCAGAATTTTAAATATTTTCTCTGCACATATTGACAGAGTATACCAATATCAAAACAGTAGTACTCAAAAAGAAGAAGATACTACATATTCAGAATTATTGCCAAATAAATTTGGATTTAACAATATCATAACAGTATTTGATTATAATAAAACTAAAAGTATTTTCCAGCATTTTTATGGACAAGAGGCTAACTATGATGGTTATATCAACAAATTCACATCCCATCAACCATTTTTCTATTCTATAGATGAAATAGCACGTGAATATTTATATAAAGTTATATCTGAAAAATGTTGCATAACAAAAGAATCTATCAGGCATATTTCAAAACAAATTAACAACAAATTTGATTCATTGTCAGTAAGAGATGTAAATACGATTTTAAACGGAATAGATTTATATATTCAAGAAGATATTTACAAATCAGGCACTACGGAATTTAATACAAAGTCTCCTCTAACTTATACTATTGCAATGTTTAAACTATTAGGTTACTCAAATACAGATATCAGGAGATATATTTTAAGCTTGTCAAAATCGGATTTTTTAAACTGTATAAATGTGTTTTTATATATCCGTCCAGATGTTTCAGCTAATTCCTTTACATTTCATGATATATCATATATTATTAGAATTCCTTCAAGCGATACTATCAATAAAATTCAAATAAAACCTGGGCATGACCATAGTGGATTTCATTTAATATTAACAGAAGATGATATAAATAAATGTTTAGACAGAGCATTTGATTATATCATCAAATAGTCATAGATTTCCTTGTTTGATATAAAGGAAACTGGAACTTTTATTTTATACTCCCCAAAACCAAGTTTTCCTTTCACATTTTGAATCGGCTTATCAAATAGTACTGCATCTTTCAGCACCCAGTTCCAGCAACCTTTCTCAGCCCAGACTGAAGGATGGTTCTGTACGCAGTCAGCTATTACCACGCTGCCGATAATGACACCACGAGGTAACTTGTTGCAGTCTACACCTGCTAATTCTGAAGGATGAACTAGAATTTGTACTCTTTGCTCACTGTTCATTATCCAACCTACTCCCTTACTGTTACTTGCATGTATTAGCACTCTTTGTCCAATGTACTTCTGAGGACACTTCCAAGTCCGGTTCTCGATGTCTTTGATACCGTGAGCGATTAGGCTCGCCCACGGCTGTTTGATGGATATTGCTTTCATTTTTTGTTATTTTTAAATTCAAACATTATATTTGCGCTATAATCAAGGTTAAACGTAGGGCTATGCTTGATTTCAGTCCATTCTTTTGGTTGCTCATTGCCTACCTTTTTCCAGTTTGCAATGGCTGAGATTAGCGCGTATAATTTCATAAAAAACTTAAACGATATGGATAGTTTTGGAAAACTTTTAAAGAGGTGGGTTTGTAGCACGCTGGGCAGTACTCGACTTTGAATGAAATGAGCTGGAACTTCATGACCTGAAATTTAATAGCGCTACAAGGGGTTCGATTCCCTATCTGCCCACACTTAAAGACTGCTCTAATTCTAGGGCAGTCTTTTTTTAATCCTCCAGTAAATCCAATATGCGAAAAAGTGCTCCTTCAAGAACAGACACCCTGTCCTCCATGTCATTTCTGTAATCTTCATATTCTTGGTCCTCATAGAGTGTCTCACACCCTTCATTTTTTGATGTTGAGTATTCCAATGATGTGTGACATATATCTGCAATATCACCAAGAACTTCATTAACAGGCTTATCGCCTAACATGGTTTCAACAGTTGTTTCAATTTTCACTTTTACTTGTTTCATAGCTCCTCCTTTCCACCTATCCCAGCAGCCACCACATGACTGCCAGGAACAGGTAATATAGTTTTGTTTTACTCATTTCCATTCATTTTCTTATCCATCCATTCAACAGCATCCTGTATGGATGAAACCTTCTTAAACTCACGTGTAACGCAGAACGTCATGTACTCACAGATAATTTCTCCCACATCATTAAAGTAAATGTTGTATGCTCCAGTGCTATTTGCCACAGTACACGGTATCTCAAGTTCCAAAGCCTTCAATGCTTTTTCAGCATCACAAGTGAAGTAAGCATATATATCATGCGAAACCTCCTTGCATCCGGTCAATTTTACAATGTTTGCCATATCACTTTTTTGTTTTTAAATGTTTTCTGTATTTCACTGGTATAAATCGTTTGAGTTCAGGAAGCGAAGTAGAAACAATGTGCATCCATGCGTTCCACCTTTGTCCGTCATGGTCTCTGGATGGAATTGAACAATTCTGCCCTTGACAAGTTCCGCTTTTATTCTCAGCCTTGCATTTCACACAGCATCCTGCGCACTCAGAGGATAAATGACAAAGGATGCAAGCCTGTTCTTTACTAATTCCATAATCCAAGTTTAAAGACAGTTGAGTTTCTTTCATTGATTATTTCTCCTTCTTTCAACTAATAATTCTAATCGTTTCTCACACTCAGCACACTCGATTTTCTTGCGCTCCAGTTTCTCTCTAAACTTAACCAGCTCCTCATCCGTGTTCTCGTCAAAGAACAGATTGTTCTTACGGTTGTGTTCTATGTATTCATTCATCCTGCGTTCTGCTTTTGTTATCTGGGCTTTTGCAGAAATCAGTTTAGATAGGCAGGAACTCACCTCAAGCGACTCTCCTGAACGCTTGTCGTAGTAGTAAAAAGAAGTGTACACATCATTCCTCGGATACTGGCATTGCAGTCTGGCCACCCTCCATCTGATTACCCACATCCTTCTTTCGTACACTTCACGAGGAAGGTCGTAGGTGTATAGGGTGACAGATTGATGGCCGTAACCGTAGCAGATGCTGATTTGCACCCAATTCTCGATTTTCAGCTCCTTTTCAGCTTTGGCCAAATCCTTTGCGAACTGATAATAATCACTCAAACTTTCTTGCTTTCCCATATCATTCAAAGCTCAATTCAAGTTGTTGCCAACCTGGTTCTCTGTATTTGCGATTCGTCTGCATAAAAGCTTTCCGTAAGGCTTCAGCAATCTTATCACGCATTTCTTTAGATACATGTTTCTTATCAGCCTCACTGTTCATTTGAGGTATCTTGTTAAGGCTTCCGTTTATTGGCTTTTCGTCAAAGAACAAGCTGTATTCAGTAAATATCCGGCTACAATCCTTTGCAGCTTTCTCTTCTTCCGCATCCTGGTATCGCTCTATTACTGTTTCCTGGGCTGCTCTCAAAATCCTTTGTCCTCGGTCGCTCCTGCAACCATGCCATTCATTCTCGAATATGACAGATATTGCACGTTTCTTGCGAATCTTACCTATCTTTGCCCATCCATAATACACTTTTAACTTTCCCATCTCACTTATTAATTACTATTGCTATAGTTTTAGTTCCAGTTCCGCTTTCCTTGAAAGTGCCTTCTTCAATCTCGAATTTCTTCCCTCCATTATCCTCCAGCCATTGTCTAAAATCCTTACACTCAGATTCACTTCCAAATTCCCAGTGAGGACCAGTTATTGCAGCCAGGACACCGCCGGGATTTAAACACTCATACATACGCCTTACATGCCGAATGTCCTGATTTTTACTGAATGGTGGATTTGCTATAATCTTATCATACTGTGCAATATCACACTTCGTGAAGTCATCTCCAAGAATACGTATATTATCCTTTTTCGATAGAATTTCTTTATTCTCAGGCATAAGTTCATAGCAATCTACAATTACGTCCGGACAGCTTCGATGAATCGCATCTATGATAGCACCAGTACCAGCACTGGGTTCCAGAACCTTTTCATCATCGTGCACACCACCGGCCAACATAACCAGCCAGTCGGCTACTTCTGGAGGTGTTGCAAAAAACTGGAAGTCCTGCTGTAAATTGCACCGCTTACCTTCATGAAGAATATTGAATACTCGTTCTGCATTAAATGGAAATGTAAATCCTTGCACCTTGCCACCCATCCAGCTACCTCCGGCTTCTTCAATCCATTTTTTAGCTTCTGCGTATGATTTCTTATTAAATTGTACTTGAGGAAGTTTCATCACATTATTTTCAAGCGTACAATGTTTAAGAATTTCCTCAACACTCCATTTACTTCCAGAATCATCCTTATTGCGCTTGTTGTTCTGCTCCAGTTCGTCACACCCCAACAGACGGTTCAACGACTTCTGTACTTTCACACTTATTTCTGCCATCCTTGACATCCATTGCAGGATTGCAGTCATAAACTCCAAATCCACATGTCCGGTCTCATCGTAAATGTTTTCCCGGTCTATCAATTCCGGAAGGTTATCCATGAACATGAAGCTACCATACAACGCTTCGATTAAATTCTTTTTTTTGTTCGTCATAACTTTTCTGTAAATAAATTCTTGTCGTATCAATACTTCCGTGTCCTAAAAGGTCTGCCAACTGTACCACGTCATTGTTCTTTTTCAGATACATTTTAGCGAAGAAATGCCGAAAAGCATGAGGATGCATCTTGCTTCTATCTATTCCGCACTTATCGCCCCAGTCTTTCATTGATTGGCACAAGCTTCTCTGTGTCAACCTTCCGCACTTACCTACTGCGACATATCCAGTCTTGTGACTCTCCTTTACGTATGCTTTTACTTCCGCCTGTAACTGCCTGCTGAAAAAGAATCTCCGGTACTTGTTTCCCTTTCCCTTTAGAGTGACTTCACCGGAAAGGATGTCCTCCCATTTGAATTGGAAGAACTCGCTTACCCTCGCCCCGGTTGTAGCCAGTATCTTGATGAAGAAGTACCTGTCCCTGTTAGGACAAGTTTTCAAATACTCAAGCAGCCGGTTGTATTCGGCTTCTGTCGGAACATTCTCCGTATTCAACTCCTTCTTGAACTTCGGGCGCTTCAACTCTATTGGCTTTTTCATCCATTTGCTGAAACGTTCAAGTGCGGTAATTCGTAGGCGTATTGTTCTGGGAGACAATCCCTCATCCTCCAGCATCCGTACAAAACGCTTGTAATTGTCAACTGATACCTCGTTGGCGTATTCGAAATATTTCTTAATTGAAAATGAATATATTTCAAGAGTGTGTGGAGAGTAATCTTCATCCTGCGTAAGGTAATACACAAATTCATTCATCAGTTTCATGTTCTTTTCAGAAACATCGCTTAGCTTCTCCAGAGGTTTAACTGATTTCTCCTTTCGTGTGCGTGAATATCCAATACCAAGAAAATTAAGGAACCCACATAGAGCATCTTTAATGTATGGCTTATCAGATAATTCAACTGCATTTTCTCTGATATAAGCCTTGTATCCTTTACGGTTCACCTGATAATCACTTTCAAGGAATAACTTTACAGCTTTAATGCTTTTACCAATAACTTCATAGCTTTTATCGGTACTATACAAGTGGGATACGTATTCTATAAATATTTTTTTATTTACGTCTTCCATATCAGTTCCATTTTTGAGGCCGGTTGTTGATTCTTTCTAAGTATGTGGCTATCTTCTTTTCCGCATCCTCACCATCACGCACGAAAATACGTGTATACGTTTTGTCTCCAGGAACCGAAACATATCTTCCATGCTTTTCACGTTCACGCTGCTGGGCGATTTTCAGTTCGGTTCCAGAAGGGTTCTTCTCCAAATCCACTTTACGTGGAAGCATTGGGTCATTTTCCGTTATCATTTTGCAAGATATTTGTTGATTATGTTACTCACTACAAGTCCGGCTTCATCACACATCCCGGCAAAGTTGTCAGACAATGAAGCGTTTTTCTCTTCATCCGGTATTCGTACTATGCTTCTCAGTTCTTTCAGTACGCGTTTCACCTGAAAAACTACCTGAGCATCTATTCCGTTTGATTCAAGTTCAGACTGGAACTCCAGTGCCGCACCCTCAAGTAAGTCTGAATAGATGAACAGCTTGTGCATCTTGCGAAGCATTTCTACCTTGAACTCCGGGGTATAGTCCTGAAGAAGTTCTCCCAAGGAATGCGGTTCCACCTCTCTTTCAAGGGAGTCAATCTTGTTCTTGATTTTCTGTGCTTTGGCAAAGTTCATGGATGAAATCAAGGCGATATACTTCTTTCTCAGTTCATTGAGCTTTCTTTCTGATTCTTGTCTTGTCATTTCTCTACTTTTCTGATGATTAAATACTTTGGCTCACCCTTGCGGAGATTGCTTAATGTCTCCTCGTCAACCTCTGCTTCTGTGAGTCCGTTCACGTTCATGTATTGTGGGAGACGGTATTTCTCACGTAACCTCCTGATCAGGTTCCAGTCACGAGTTACCCAGTTGATTGTGATTTTCATATCATTTTCTCAGACTTTCACCGCTGAAGAGGACGGTTTTCGTTATCGCCCTCAGCCGGTCAATGGTTCTTTCCCCATATTTCTCTCTCAGCTCGTCTATCGTGAGATTGGTGGTCAGGATAAGAAGCTTTCCTTTCTTCTCGGCTTCGTCTGCCAGCTCAGCGAATGCAAGCCTTTTTTCGCCGTATTTGACGCTAAGATTCTCTGTTCCTATATCGTCAACGTAGATGATGTGTTTTTGCTTCACAGCGTCTAAATCTGCATTCATCTGCTGTGCATCGTAGCAGCTTACCACCTTGCGGCAGTAATGGTTAAGAACCAAAGGAAGAATCTTTCCGCAGATAAGGGTCTTTCCGCGTCCGCAGTTGCCGAAACACAGAAGTCCGCGACCTTCATTGCCGGCCAGCCAGCCTGCCACTTCTTCGTACTCAGGAAGCCATCTGGCATTTTCTCCAGTGAAGTACCTGATACCGGCCCAGAGAACTCTTTTGGCATCCGGAACGGTTATCTTTACGACGTTAGGAATAGGGGAGAAACCCGTATCTTTGAGCCGTTCGATTGTCTGTTGAAAATTTATCTGTTCCATGTTTACCAGCCTTTCTTGTATTTTCCCGGTGAATTATCCTTCAGAACTATGCCTACATCTGTTTTTGAAGGCACTTTCTCACGACTGGCCCAGGTCGCCAGCCGTCTTGGAAGCTCCCAGGTCTTTTCCAGTTCATAGCGCATCTTGGTTTCTGACTTGTTAAGCTCGCTCCAGTAATCGAAGAAAGCCCGAATCATTTCTTTCGGGTACTGACTGACATAAGGGACTAACGACTGGTAGAAGGATTCTTTCCTAGAGAGAGTAGCGGCTTTAGCCGCGTCTTTCTTTGCTACTACGTTAGTAGTAGTTTCTTTAATAATATTCTTCTCCTTTATTTGCTTTGTGTCACCCGTGTGTCGCTTTTCTGGCTCTTTGGCAGGGTGTGTCACCTGCTGTGTCGCCACTTGTGTCATTAGCTGTGTCACTTGCATCCGTAAATTATTGATTTCCTGAATGATATTTATGTCACTCATTGTGTCATTGCTTGTGTCACTTACTGTGTCAGACTCTGAGCCATTATACTCATTGTACTTTACCAAGGTTATTACATTCATTCCTTGTTCTTTGGAAAGAGTTATCATGTTCTCTCTTCTCAGAAAGGCAAGAAACGTCCGTACTTTCCTCTCAGACCATTTCCAACGCTTTGATAAGAATCTTATGGATGCAGGATATTGTCCTCTTGTATAAGAGACTTCTCGACCTCCGATACTCTCCATACGGGGCGTTGCCTCAAATCGTGCTGACTGAATCAAGTCAAGCCACGCTTCGCAACTGCTAAAAGTCCGGGCTTCATTCCACATATCATTCGAGAAGAACTTGCGGCTTAGTTTTATATATCCTTCCATAATCTTAGAATCTTACGTTAGTCAACTGTCTGCTATTGGAGTACACGGCCCATTTACCGTTTCCGCTATCCACCAGGCGTAAATCCTTGACTTCGCCAAATCGTTTCAGATTCCCGCAAAGGTCAACGATCCAGCCAGCCTCCTTGTTAGGATGCGGACGGATGGCACGACCGACTATCTGATACCAAAGAGCCAGTGACATTGTCGGACGGGCCATGACAATCGTATCCAGTTCAGGATAGTCAAATCCGGTAGTAAGTACACCTACGTTGGCTACAACGGGTATCTCTCCGGCCTTGAACGCTTCAAGGATATGTTCGCGTTCTTTTTTCGGTGTTTCTCCTGAAACGATGGCTGTTCCGGGAATGGACCAGGTGAGACGTTCTGCTTCTTTCAAGAAACGGGTGAAAACCAATATACCTTTTCGTTTTACACCGCTCTTGGGATTCATAAGCCTTTGGACGATGCTCACCAGAAACCCGTAGAAGTCGATACGCTCATACTCTTTCACTACAGACTTGTCCGTGTAGTCGGCTCCGGTAGTGTTCACCTTCAGGTTAAGTTCGTTCCATCCCAAAGGATTCATCGGATAATAGTTCAGCTTCGAAAGATACCCCATATCCAATAGAGTAGAGATTTGAACCTGATAGATTACCTCAGAGAACACGCACGGGCGTGTGCGTGTGATGAACTTCAACATACTGCCGAAATCCCTGCTTGATGAAAGCCGGTAAGGCGTAGCCGTCAATCCAAGAACTTTACATTTCAGCATCGAAAGAAATCTCTTGTACATTCCGTCTTTCGGGTTAACCAGATGGCACTCGTCGATGATGATATTCTGAAAATGCTGGAAAAGTTCCGGATGGTTGACTACGCTTCCGATAGTGGCGAAAGTTATTCTTGAAATCTCCTTTCGCCCGAATGAGGCAGAGTAGATGGAACAATCCAGAACACCATACGAACAGAGCTTCAGATAGTTCTGTTCTAGTATCTCCTTACTGGGCTGAAATACTAGCGTGTGCCCTTCAAGACGGCTGGCGATGTCGGCTATCACAAGACTCTTGCCGGCTCCGGTAGGCAGTACCATGATGGCATTGTTCTTCTTGGCCCTGTTAGCAAAGAAGCTGACTGCAGCATTACTGGCCTTCTGCTGGTAATCCCGTAAAACATAACTCATAATCCTTTCTCCTTACTCAGTTTGTCTCCCAAAGCCTTGTAATACTTGGTGAGTTCTATTAATTCAAAATCAGTCCATTTCTTCGCCTGGCTTGCTCTCCATGCCAGCTTGTCGAAGCGTTGCTGACCGATTTTTGATTTCAAGTTTTTCTCGTAATGTATCAGATGGTCTGCGCTGAAACGGTTGCACGCCCGGCACTCTGCGTGGGCATTGTCCTCGTCAAAGCGTGTAGCCATGTGGCGGCGCGAATGGAAGTGTCCGCAATCTGCCTGTTCGTATGGCTTTATCTGGGCGCATGAGATACAACGGAAATACCCGTTCGGCATACAATCACGAAGCCGGATATAGCGGCTGAAAACTTTGTCGAGTTTGGCCACTAAATCCGGCTTCTTTTTAATCTTGATACCTGCCTTATCGAATAACGGCAAAGGCTTTTCTTTCTTCTTTTTAGGTTTCTTGATGTAATACATATTTATAAAGCCTTATAATCATTCATACTACCCCAATAACCATATATTTCTTCATCACTCTCACCATTAAGCCGAGCTTTTTCTATTTCTTTATTCATGCTATGTGAAAGACCAGTCAAATCTCCTGAAAGACTTTCGAATGACGAACATTCTTTCGTACTATTTCTGCGTATTTTGTGTGTAATGTATTTTTCAATACTGTTGAATATTGGATTATCCTTTTCAGACATTCTTAAAGATATATATCCATAATTGAATGTAAATGGAGTATTTAACTTTTCATATGACTCTCTGTCTTTTATATGCTTATACATCATTTCAACCGGAAAAGTCATTGGCAAGCGTTCCTTCTTAATCATTATGGCTATCGCATCATATAAAGCCTGTTCTTGATCTGTCAGCTTAAACCAGTTGATATTCTCAAAGCACCACATGATATAACCAATATGAGTAAGTATGATATACTTTATCTCTTGTCCTTTGTATTTCCCAAATGTTAATTTCCGTTCTTCTTTCATAATAATTCCATTATTGGTTGTGGACGCAACGGGAATCGAACCCGCCCAACCATCACGGTTTTACTTGCTCATATATTAGCTAATTCAATGGGACAAGTGTATGGAGATATTGCGCAATTACTCCATACTAAAGCACGTCCTGTGCTTGCGCCCGTATGCCCGTCTTTCCGGGCGTTTATTCATGCTATTTCGTTATTTTTAAAAACTCAGGGGCAATTCCATAAAGTGGTGTACGGCCATCCCATTTATCTATGAATTGCTTATAGAGTATTTCTTTAGTCAACCCACGTGATTGAATGATAGCCTGTTCTGTTTTTAATTGCTCCAATTCGTTGCGTTTCTTCTGCTCTGCAATCTGCTGGTCTAATACAGATATATTGGTATTCACCTCATTACGACTATCAATCTTCTCACGCACAGCCTTTGAAAATTCAAGCTGTGCAGAAAAAGTCAGCAATTGAAGCCCTCTTTTCTCAAATTCTTTATCCACAATCTGCTCCAACCGCTTTTCAAAAAGAAGAGAACCACCGTCAGCCATTAAACTGTCTGTCTTGTGCTTACGGCTTTCTTCTTTGATTAAATCATAAATACGAGGTTCAAGTATATTATCTTCAAGGCTTTGCATAAACCCGTCTTTTCCTGATTCTGTATCAGCTTTATCTATATGTTTGTTATCGAATACAACATCTATAGCTCTATTCTTGATAACTTTATAAGAATAAGTAGGACGTGCGTTAAATTCAGTGTTATCAGCAGCCTTCAATGTGACAGGTTCAGCAAATTCCCCTCTTTGGTCAAACAATGGAACTTGAAACAATTCAGTGCCCCATTCCCAAGTGGAAACTTTACCGGACACTACCTTAAAATCCTCTTTTCCTTGCTTCCCATAGTTCTCCATTAGAACACCGGCATAATTAGGGGCTACTCTTTCGCATGAAGCAAATACCACTAAGGTCATACAGACCAACATTAGATTAATCAATCTTTTCATTCTTCAAATTTTTAATTAGTTTATAAACGAAATAAATCACTGTGGCTGATATTATTACCACGCCCAGCCAAGCGTTGAGGTGATTGAATATTCTGTTTCCGATAGATACTCCGACTACCAGAAACAGAATTAAATAAATTTGCTTTCTCATTGTTACACCTCAATGATTACGATGTCAGGTGCAACACCTTTGATTGCTTCAACCTGTTTGTCAATCACCTTATTCTTGTATTCTTCAATGGCCTCATTCGCACCGGCAGAAACCAAAGAAAGGGAAACTTCCCGTCCGTCCACATCGGCGTAGATTTCAACTTCGATTTCTTCACAGGCAAAACCTTTGAAAAGAGGGATATTCAGTTTGAACGATTTTGGCAGATTGGAATCAACCACTTGAGAATAGTTATCCGTCTTGTTTCCGTTTTCCTCTTTACTACGTTCTATATCCTGGTTTACTTTCGCCTTGAAATTCTTCAAAGTAGAAACCAGCATCATGTTCTCAGACTTATCCTTGAAGAAGGCACGGTGCATCTTGAAGAACTGGGACAATTTGATAGGTTCCCATTTCCTTTCCGCATTGATACCGAACTCCTGCATTTCCTTTGAAGCCTGTAAAACTCCACTAATTACTGTCTGGTAATAATTGGTTTCATCAATAGTCAAAGCCAGACACATCTTATCACGGTTCACAATGATATTGGCCGATTTCTGATTAATCAGTTCGACACGCTTTTCCAGCCATCTGAAGGGTGCTTCTATCGTTCCATTGATAACTACTCTCTCCGGTTCTTTCGGGTCAAGGGCTACGGATGCTTTACCTTCTCTCAATACTACTTCGATGGGGGTACCATTGTACTCTTTCGGTACTACCAAATTGATTTTGTTTTCACTCATGATTCTGTTCCAGTTTTACGGTTAATACTAAATACTGTCTTCTGCATTTCTTGTGGCATGATTGGGCGGCTATAAACCAGTTCACCTAACTTGTTGTAGAATCCTACCATCTTTTCTTTATGGTATAGGAATTTTGCACATTCTTCATTCTCGACGAACTCCGAACCTCTTTTGATGTGGTCCAAAAGTTCCTGCTTTTCTTCATTCAAAGGCTTCAATCGTTCTTTGAAGCTTTCCATAGCCTCTTTCTTCTCCAACTCAACATCGTTGATGGTGATTGATACCTCGGCCAAAGTCTCTTTCTTCTGAGCCAGTTCTTCGGGGGTGAATCGGTGAGTATATCCGATTTTCTCTACCGCATCGGCGTTGTCCTGAAGGAACTGCCATCGTTCCTGTTCAGGGATGTCTTGTCCTAAAAATTTGTCCATAGTCAAATAAACTCTTTGTTACGTTCGATTTAATTTATTATTCAAACTTCCAACAATATCCACCAGCAGTTTTTCTTTTATGATAACAGCAAAGTGAAATATTTCGGTAATCTACACCAGTATCTCTATAAGCATCCATCAATGTTAAATGGCGTTTTATCAAAACTCCATTTTTATCCAATTGAAGAACCACCTTTCCTTGCGATATAGCTCTACGTCTTTTAGCTGTACCGTAATTAAGATTGTAAGCATGGCTACACCATTCAAGATTTCCTACATTGTTGTTTGTTTTGTTTTCATCTTTATGATTTACAACTGGATAATTATGAGGATTAGGCAAGAAAGATTCAGCCACTAAACGATGAATGTTTACTGTATGAATACTTCCATCTTTGAATAGATTTACGCATCTATATCCACATCTGTTTTGTGGTTTCAAAATATGTGGTTTCTTTTTCATTAACTCGCCATTTTGAAGCCTTACATGACTGCATATAGATTTAACCCGTCCCATATCTGATACTTGATATAAACCTTCATATCCGGATATATCTTTCCAATTCTCACCCATCCCCATAGCTTAGAAATTCTTTATCTTTTTCTATCTCTTGTTGAATATGTAATAGAAACTCATTCTCGTTAGGACTTGGTAAATATATTCCTGCTTTAGCACTAGAATAATTCCGAAATCTTTCAATAGCGAGAGTCATTTCTCCCGTACTCAGTTCAGACGAGCTTCTCAAAGTTTTTATAATCTTTCCTTTTTTGTTCGTCTTTTCTTTCTCGAATATATCCCTATTACATAACCTCTTGAAAATATCGATTTTAACTTCCTCTACACTATAACCTGTTTCACTTGCGAACCAATTTAGAAGCAAATAGAAGTATCTGTTCTGGGCGAGCGTGCGGTTGGGCAGCTTCTTTCTCACTTCCACAACCGCCCGCTCCTGGAACAGTTTGTTTACATAAGCCTTGAACTTGGGTATATCGTATTCATTCTTCAGATTGAATATGCTCATAGGCTAGAACGGTAAGTCATCTTTGGGATTTCCATTCGCATCTACATCAGGTGGAAACGCCTGTGCCATGGTTGGCGTTTGTGTCGGTGACGGTTGCTGTGCTGGCACGGATGCTGGCTGGTGCATTGGCTGACGGCCTTCCAGTTTATAGCAGCGGATGGACACCATACGTTTTAGTTGTCCGTCCTGATTTGTCCATTCCCGACCTTGGAGGGAAAAGGAAACCGTTATTACATCACCGGTTCTGAACTGGTCAAGTTCGGCACATTTGTCACCACTTACTTCAAGAGGTAGAATGTTCTCGTACTGGCTTCGTTCACCTGTATAGGGGTCATAGGTTGTGGCATCAAGAATAAATTCACGTTTCACAAACGGGTTGCCACCGCTTTTGGATGGGATTTCTTGGGGCTGGCCAATATAGACCAGCCGTCCAGTTATTTGATTTGCCATATTAGTTTGAATAAAAATCTTTTATCTGTTGGAAAATCTGTCCACGTCGTTTTATTTCTGCAATTGCCTGTTCGTCACGAGTGATACGGATTTTACAATACTCATTGGGAAGGATATTACGATGCCAGTTGGCTTCGTCGTCGTAGGTTGTTACAGACAGAAAAACAAGGTTACAGCTTTTAAGATGAGTGCAAAAGAGTTGTTCCTGAACCTGATAATAATAAGCTTTATGCTTCTTCTTGACGTATTCGATTAAAGCTTTGTTGTCATGCTTGATAGGCTCAATAAAATCAAGGTAATCTGAAAGATAAAGAGTCTTTAATTCATCAAAATCAGTTAACTTTCCTTTATCGATACAAGCAAAGTCCAGGCTGCACTTGAACACGTTCATTTCATCTGACCTGACAACATACTGAGTAAAGTAGTTGTCAGGCAAAGTGAGAAGATACCTGTTCTCAAGAATGGCTCCCGTACGTAAAGCATCTATAGGGCTGGCAAAAGCATTGTAATAAGGCTTTATCCCGCTGACGAAACGCTGCATGAGGGCGATATGTGATTTCGTATTCTTACCACTCATCAAGGCATGAACGTCACCGCTTCCTATGTACATGGTTTCTGTCATATCTTTCCTTTCTTCTTGAGGTTGTTATATGCCATTTTAAGCTGTTCGCTTGTCATGTCATCAGCACTTCCTACATTGAAATAAGACAGTATGTTCTGCGCAAACTGATTGTCGGTCATCATGTAATCAACGACAATATTTTTCACTTCATCTACTGTAGCAGGGGTTTGCACTTTGGATTTGTTTTCATCAGGGTCTTCACCTGTAGCAATCTTATAGGCATTAAGTAAAGCGTATTTTCTGGCATAAGTAGAAGCCTTTCCAAATCCCTTGTCGCCTGGGTCAAGTCCACGCCCAAAACTTTCCACGTCTATGTATTCTGATGTGTTGTCCAGATTGATAATGCGTAGGGTCATTTTTATGATGTCCATATAGTTGATGGATTCCCCTCCACCTTCTTTGACAACTCTAATTATTTCCGATTTAACAAGTTCCTGCTTAATGGGAATACTGACAAGGCCATGCTTGGACTCGGCTTCTTTCACTTCCAAGGTGACATCAATGTCCTGTACTGCCTTGTAGGCATAATTACCTTTGCCTACGGTCAGGTTCTTTTCGATATTTTTTATCTCATTTGAGACAAGCTGTATCTTCTGATATAGATTTGGCTTTTCTTCCATAATAATTGGTTTTAATACATCAATTTTGCATGTTTTATCACGTCCCAGGCATTACAAGCCCATCTGCTGTGTGGCACGCCTTCTTTGGTCTTGTATCTTATCCTTCCGGATTCGCACAATTCTTTCAGCCTTTTGAGACCGCCTACTATCGAAGCTGCTTCGTATTTCCCGAAAGACTTGTTGTTTAAGACTATTTTCAATACATCTTCGTTTATCATAAGCATTTTATTTTAAGCAGATAATTGCCGAGAAACCCGGATACTCTGTTGCTGATACCCGATATTTCACGTCCATTTTGTTTTTAAGTGTCCCGATCAAGCGAAGGTCACGATTGCGGCGTGATGCTTCCAGCTTGATTCCGTTGTGCCGTTTCTTGTCATAGGGAACCTTGTAAATGTCCCCTTTCTTCATTTCGTCAAAAAGACGTACTGTTTGGTAGTTTTCGTCTACTGTAATTTCTCTAACCATAGTTTAAGTATTTGATTGTTTGCTGGCAGAACGGGACTCGAACCCGTGACTTCCATGCTAACCCTTACATGGTGTTCTACCGCCTGAACTATCTGCCAATGAAAATGCCGGACTTTCATAGCCCGGCGGCTACCCATTTTCAAACCATAAAAACTAATCTACTAAGCCAGCTAATGACTTAACCATGTTCTTGAAGTTGTCAAACTTCGATTCAATCTTTTTCTCTTCTTCCATGTAATACAGCATTGATTTTTTGTATTCTTCGGATTCTCGTTGCAGATTCTGTGTGTATGCCACGAGTTCATCATGCGTCATACCTTGTAATTCCTCATTTGTTTTCATGTCTATTCTTTTTAATGTTTTTTATTTCCGTTTCTATCTCCTTATCAAATAGCTCCCGTCTGTCCAGTTCCCGTGAGCGTGCCGTCAGAATGGCACTGATGTCCGCAAATTCATCACAGATGCTTTTTATTGTTTCTTGCAGCTCGTTCATTGTCCAGTCTGTTTGCGATTGAAAAACCAGTGATTATAAACCCGACAAATCCTATCCAGTACATAGCAGACAGGTCTTGATTGAAGTGCATTACCAGAACGGACAATGCACAGAGAAAAAGTAGTATTTTCATAACCGTGTGTATTAAATATCGTTCCCGTGGGCGTTCCGGTGGTTGCCTTACTGCTTATCAAAGGTCTGGTAAGCCACGGGTATATATAGTTCATGCTGGTGTCTAATCAGTGAAGATTGTCTTTGTAGCCGACCTACGGCCACCTGCAATCGTATAAGTGTCTTTTTGTTATCTGTGTGATTCGTATGCTGCGTTTGCTTAGTGCAGCCCTTTACTCATACTCTTTTCACACAGCCGTTATCGCTACTCAGTCGTCCGTTTCACGTCAGGCTTAACGGTAAGCCTAAATTTCCATCATGTCAAAGAACCAATCAAGTAGAACCCTGCCCGATTCTCGCTATCGGTTGCCGTTCAGTCCGTCAGCAGGGTAGGTGAGTTACCAGCGTGTAACTGCCATGCCTTGTGATAACTGAAGGTTAATGTAGTCCATGCCATCATCTTCAGGCAGGTTGTATTCTTCAAGAAGGGCTTCGTATTTGTCCACCTCTTCAGTAAGTACTTTGATGTATTCTTGCTTGCTGTCAGCATTGAAAGCCCTGCATAAAGTCTCTTCATCTGCGTTGTAGGCGAAGTTCAGGTCTTTGTACAGCCCGTCAAGTTCTTCTTCGATTTCGTGGCGTGTCATAGTCATGCGGCGATGTTTAAAAGGTTAGCTTTCTTGAAGCATCTGTATTCTTGTCTCTCAGTATCGAAGTACACCTGAACAGTGTCATTCTTCTTTCTGCTTTCACCAGATGTGGCTGGTATCAGATTTTCTTTCAGCGTGCCGTAGGCTTCACGAACAGAACCATCTACCTTTTTGAAGTAGAACTTTACGATTCTTTGCTTCATGGCAGCTTTCAGCTTCATGTTTGCCCAAGCGCATTTCATCGCTTCACTCATAGAGAAACCGTTTCTCTTTACCAACTGCCATGCAAGACTCATAATCTCGTGTAATAAATTCTTTTTCATAATCGTGTGAGGGTTAGTTGTTTTTTACTATATTTGTTTCGTATCTAAGTTTCGATATGCAAATGTACTTTATAATTCTAAAGTATCAAATAAATAGCTTTAGAATTATAAAGTACATAACATTATTTAACTATCAGGTTTCTTAATACATTATTATATGAAGAAAGATAATTGGGCGTTAGGATTAGGTATAGCCTCAATAGTGACAAGTTTTATATCTATAATGCTATGGCTATGTAAATATGAACCTATAACATGGACTTTGCTGGATACTATAATGACCATGCTTTCTTTAATAGTGGCGATTATCTCCGTCCTTTTTGCATTTAATATGTTTGGCCTGAGAAAGGAGCTTAAAAATGAGATAGATGAAAAATTGAAGGAGATAAGCGACAATCATGTAATTCATACTGCTAAAACCATGATGTACATGGAAATGCGTTTGTTGCATTTAGCAACCGAATTGAGAAAAATTGACGATATAAGACAGTCTATTTACATGATGCTTGATACAACAGAAAAAACTAAAAATAAGAAAGATGTGGATTATATTATTAACCAGTTAAGAGAGCTTGAAAAACGTTATGGAGACAGATTGTTCGATGATACATTCAAAGGGAAACTAAGGATTAGACTGGAGAAAGTTACCTCTTTCTCTGACAGTGCTCTTCTCTTCCTTCAAAATTTCAAGGTATGATTCTTTTGCGTGGTCGATGATTTTATCCGACTCTTCAAAAGGATTCCTAGGTCCTTGAGGTTCTTGATGATGCATAGGTTTGATACACAAAATCTTTAAATCATCATAAGACGACATAGAAGTCTTAGAGTCTTTAGAATCATTAGTACTCTTTGAATCCTTAGAAAACATAGAATACTTATCCATGCCAAGCAATGGGAGTAATACTTTTGTCCAAACAAGTATCACAGTCACGCATATAAGTATAAACAAGAGTAATAGCAGAACTTTAAACATAAAAGAACAATAACCATAGTAAAAACACCCACAATAGGTACGAGCTATCATGGGTGTATATATTAAACCTCCTCGGAGGAATGTTTAACCAACTTGTTCCTTTAACACCTCGTACTTGTTACGGTACAAAGATACTTTATAATTCTAAAGTATCAAATACAAGCTTTAAAATTATGGGAATTATTGAAAGATTTTTTGAAAGTATTGAAAAAGCAGGAATTTCTTCTTACGAAATTGAAAAGAAATACGGAGTTAAATCTGCTCAATCTAAACTTTCACAATTAAAGGAAGGAAAGACTAAAAGTGGAAAAGAAAAAACTCTCCCATCTGATTTATTATCTGCTGTATGTTCTGCAAGAGAAGATATTAATCCAGATTATATTTTAACTGGTCGCGGAACTCCATTGCGTCAGCAACCTGAAGTTACTCAAATATTTCACCCAAAGAGCATAGAAAAAGCTGAAGAAGATGGATTGATAACCCTTTATGATGTTGAAGCTGCTGCAAACTTGAAATCCCTCTTCGATAACAAAGACCAGAATATCCTTGGACAAATCAATATTCCAAATATCCCTAAATGCGATGGAGCTGTTTATGTCAAAGGGGATTCCATGTATCCATTACTTAAATCTGGTGACATCGTAGCATATAAGGAGGTACCTTTAGAAATGAGTCATATTTTCTTTGGAGAAATGTACCTTGTGTCAATAGATCTGGATGGAGATGAATACTTAACTGTAAAATACGTCCAGCATTCAGAAAAAGGTGAAGACTGGATAAAACTGGTAAGTTACAATCAAAACCACCAACCCAAAGATTTTCCATTATCTTCTGTGAGAGCTATGGCTTTGGTAAAATTGAGTATTAGAATGAACACAATGAAATAATATGGGACTTTATTTTAGGAAAAGGGTGAAGATTCTTCCTGGAGTGCATTTAAACATAAGCAAAACAGGGACAAGTTGGTCTGTTGGTCCGCGTGGAGCTTCAGTGAATGTGGGTAAGAGAGGAGTTTATGTGAATACCGGGATACCAGGAACTGGTATATATTCTCGGACTAAAATATCGGGAGGTAGTAGTAACTATGATAGAGATAAACATTATTCTTCTAAGCGTGAACAAGAAAATGAAGCAATTAATAGCAATCCGTTGAGGTTTATTTTGACATTTCTGTTTTTACTGGCTTCAGTAATGATTCCGTTACTTACAAGTGCTTCATGGATTTGGTTTCCTATACTCGCCTTAATTGGAATTTGTTGTGCTTTTATTCCTGATAGTAAAACGGAAGCTAATAATTTAAACTATAATGCTGATAAAGTAGAACCTATCCATATAATCCCGGATAAAGTTATAAACATATCAGAAGAGAAATACGTATCTGAAAATACTTCTACTCTAAAAGAAAATGAGTCTCATAGAGAAGAAAATATTTTAAAGGATTCCGTGATACATAAATTAGATCCATTATTTGAAGAATCGGCTCGTTTGGTCGTGAATCAGCAGCAAGGAAGTACTTCTCTTCTTCAGCGTAAACTTATAATAGGATATAATAGGGCAAGAAGGATAATGGGATTACTTGAGAAAGCTGGGATTGTTGGACCAGCAAATGGAGCAAACCTTCATGACGTGCTTTGTAAGGATGAAGTTGAGTTGGCTGAGAGGTTAGAAAACCTGAGTGATGACATGTTCCAAGAAACAACAAAAGATACTAATATAGAGGATAATTTTGATAAGAGTTCTCGGCTTGTTAATATTGGAATTGATTTAGAAAAAGAAGGAATGATTGATGAAGCTATTAATGTGTATGAGAAATCAATCATTTACAGATTACCGCTTAAGCACCCATACGAGAGACTTGCTATCCTTTACAGAAAAAGAAAAGATTATGAGAATGAAATCCGAGTTATAAAAATTGCAATAGAAGTCTTCATGAAAGAAAATGAGAGAAGAGCCAATATGGTAATTGATGAGGATAATTCTATGTATAATCAAGTAATGCAAGCATTAGAGACCAACGAAAGTATTAAGTATGAAGATGGGAAATGGGCTTTCGTTCAATATGATGTCATGAGTTATATAACAAGACTAGAAAAGGCACAAACTTTACTTGATAAATCAAAAAACAAAAAGGAATGAGAAGAGTATTGACTTTGTTGATGGGATTGTTCTTTTTCTGCACATTTCATGCACAAGAAGTAGTAAGATATGTAACGGCAAACCTAAATTTAAGAGATTCTCCTGATGTAACATCTTCTATTATTACTCAGATTCCTAGAGGTACTGCAGTTCTAATTGATGAGGATTGTGATTGCAAATGGATTCCTGTTAGTTATAATGGGTATATTGGATATGTTTCAACGAAGTATCTTTCAAAAGAAAAAGTTTATTATTCTTCTGAAAATCATTCATCAGGACAAATAAGATATTATACTAATTCTAGAGGTGAGAGAGTTCAGTCTCCTACATATTATTCTTCTGCACCTCCTGGGGCAACTGCTTTATGCAGAGATGGAACATATAGTTTTAGTAAAAGCCGTAGAGGAACTTGCTCTCATCATGGTGGTGTTGCAAAATGGTTAAAATAGAGATTTATGATAGTAACAACAACAAATAGTATAGAAGGATATACAATAAGAAAATATCTTGGGGTAGTCAATGCGAATGTTGTAATAGGTACAAATCTGTTTTCCGATATTGCAGCCTCTTTGACAGATGTATTTGGCGGACGTTCTGGAAGCTACAAGAGTAAATTGACTACAATTTACGATGAAGTAATGAAGGAACTGACTGGAAAGGCTGAAAGTTATCATGCAGATGCAATCGTCGGTTTACATGTGGATTTTGACGAAGTTTCTGGCGGTGGCAAATCCATGTTTATGGTTTCCGCATCTGGGACTGCTATTACATTGGAGAAAACTACTCAAGACAGATACTTTCTGTATGACTTACTTGAAAAAATTTACGACTATAAAGAGAAAGGAATATTGACGGAGGAAGAGTTTGATTACGAAAAGAATCGAATTTTGAATCAACACAGAAATCCTATCTCGGAAGAGTATAAAGGCATTTGCCAAGAGCAGAAGGAAAAGGAGAGGGAAGAGCTTTTGCGTGAGGAAAGAATAAACGAAGCTAAGGAGCTTTTAAAGAATCGTACTGGGTGCTCGATTGATGATATAGAAAAAATTGATGAATATCAGCTACAGGCTGTGTCCTATGATGATATTGATTTTGACCCCAATGATTCCATGCAGTATATAATCTCCAAGTTCATAAGATTAAACCGCGTTCCTGAAGCGTGTAAATTCTATATGGAAGAAACGGGCCTTGAGGATTTACAGTCTGCAATAGATTTTTGTCTCAATGTATATAAACAAATGTCCTCCGTTGATGAGGAGAAAGTTGCGGCTCTTATTTCCAAACTCAAGGTGTTAAAGAAGCGTGGATTTATAGAACAAGCAGTATCAGAATATCAAAAGATGACAATATCGGATAAGCAAACATCTGAAGCATTCATACTTTCTTTAGAGATTTGATAGGTATCCGACAACAGGATAGGGAAGGCATTCAAGTAGAAAAAATGTTCTAATGAGTATCCTTATTTAGCTTAAATTTAATTATAAACAACTGATACACAGTGATTTTATATTATTCTTAGATAATCATTCGTAATGAGTAAGTCGCGGGTTCGAGTCCCGCTTTCGGCTCCGACTTAAAACCGCTTATTACATTGTGAATTAGGCGGTTTTTCTATTTTCTACTGCTTATTACGATGATTAAAAAAAAGGATTTGAATTGTAAATTTACAATTCTGTGAGTATCCCTGGAGTATCCTTAAATTTTTTAATCATTATGGCAACTCTATCACTTACCATTTTCAAGGCAAAAGCATTAAAAGACGGAAGACATAAGATAAGAATTGCACTCCGTCACAAGCATGAAACAACATATATCGTCACACGATTCATTATTTCAGAGAACCAGTTTAAGAACGGTCAGGTCGTGAAGCATCCAGAGGCATCTGCGATAAACCGGAAACTTAGGAACATCCTTGATGACCTTCAAGAGAAACTGGACTCAATAAAACATCTTGAACTTTATTCCTGCCGGCAAATTAAAGAAATCATTTCTACAGACAATCTTTCCGATGAGCAAACCTTTTCATCAGCATGTAGCAATTTTGTAGACTATCTCAAGTCTGAGGGAAGAGATTCATACGCATTGTCTATTGAAAGGGTGGGGAGGTATTTTCGTGACTTTGCAAGAGGTGACATACTTCTCTCAGATTTAACCCCATCACTAGTCCAGAATTTTGCTGCATTCATACGGAAGCGAAAAGTGACTGAAACCACAGTAAACACAATGCTCGCCCAGATGAAATCTGTCATCAACAGAGCGATAAGAGAGTGGAATATATCTTACGATATACATCCTTTTGTAACAACAAGAATATCTGCAGCCCCTATCAGGAAGCTTGATTTGACAGTACAGAGTTTTAACAAGATTCGTGAATCTTCACCAGAAAAAAGAAAGCTGATTATGGCACGTGACCTTTTTTGCCTTTCCTTTTACCTGGGAGGGATGAATCTTATAGACATTATGCAAACAGACTTTAGAAAAGATGTATTGGAATATTCACGCTCAAAGACTAAAGGGCGAATGCAGTCGGATAGTGTAATCACATTTACAATACCGTCTCAAGCAAGAGAGATAATATGCAGGTGGATGGATAAAAGGACGGGGAAACTTGATTTTGGGTATAAATTCACATATCACAACTTTTCTCAGTATGTTACGTATTCTCTTGGAGATTTGGCTGAAGAGTTAAATATTGATGAACGTGTTACATTTTATTCGGCCCGCAAGTCTTTCGCTCAGTACGCCTCTGAAATAGGTATTCCTGACGGGATAATAGACTACTGCTTAGGCCACTCAGACAAATCAAAAGGAGTTATACGATACTACACCAAAGTCCGGCAGAAACAGGCTGATATGGCCATATCTCGTGTGATTGATTACGTGAACAACCCGGAAAAGTACAAAGAATATATCGAACTGAGGTCTGATATTATGATGATGAGAGGGTAATTTGTCTGACACTTTATCTGTTATGTTATGTATGAGGCAATGGAGCCACTACATAATATTTATTGTAATATGAAAAGAATTATCAACAAATGCCCATGCTCGTTAGAAGCTTGGGTTGGGGCAGATGAACCTGTCTTTAGCGAACAGAATCTTTACTTCTCTCGTAAGGTTGAAGTGAAGGAGTATTTATACAAGAGACTCCAAAAGTACAAAGGCGAAATGGTGGAGTGCTATGTATATCAATTTTACAAGGGTAAACCGCGTGAAGTGCTTGTATCTTTTAATGTAAAATAGCCTAAAGTATAAGTCAATAAAAGCCCCTTCCGGATATTAATCTGGTTGGGGCTTTCGTTTGCAATAAAAGCAAACTTCTACACGACAAAGATAGTCATTTATATTAGACACTTTATTTTTTTGCCATTTCTTCCAAATTATCAGCAGCCCATCTTAAAGCCTGTATGAAAGTTTCTAATTCAGCATCTCCTCCTAACATAACTTCCACTCCTCTTTTATCCTTGAGTAAACGAATATTAATATCAGTTGAAGCTAAATCCTCTAATCTAAAATAGGTTCTTGATCCATGCCCGGAATCGCCACCACAATATCCATTTGTCGCAACTTTTACACCCAAAATATTACAATTAACAATCTCTGTTTCTTTTGAGCTTTTAATCAGTTCTAAATCCTTAAAATCAGCCATAGTTTTATTATTTTTTACAACGAGACAAATGTAAATAATAATTCGATTTTAAGTTACAAAACTAACAATATTTTTTTGTTAAATAGCAAATGGGAATTACCATTGAAATAAATTGTAGTTTACCGTTACCGCCAAGATAGGAGACAACCCGTTTCTACCGATACCATAGCCAGCAGATAGACCAAGCCCCCAGCGTTTGTTTTTTTGTACGATGTCACGGTAAATGTATTCAGTCTGGTAGATGGTACGCGGATACACTCGAATTTCGTCCAAACGTGGTGCTACACCGCTAATCTTTGCATAATAGCTACTATCACGGTATTCTTTGTATTCACGCAGATGATAGCAGGTGTCGCTTGCATGAATCGTATCTGAATTATCAATCCATGCAAGATAAGGCTGTGGAGACAGAATATACATTGTATCTACTTGTATTTTTCTGACCGTGTTCGTTATAGTAATAGTATCCGCATCCTTATTCACACTACTTGCATCATTCCTACGGCTTATGATAAGTAACAGGGCTAATGCAGCAATAATTAGGTAATACAATAGTTTCATGGCTTTACAATGATTTCCTGGATAAATGGATATTCCGCACGCACATCGAAGCAAGGACACATCTTTGTCCATTCTTCAGGTTCAACGATTCCATCTCCGTCCAGGTCAGGCGATGTGTCACGATGGCCCAACACTTCCACAATCTGGTACTTTCCGCAAAGCTCCTTAATCAGTTTGGCTAACGCTTTCTTCTGTTCCGGTGTTCGGGTGTCAGCTGCCTTACCGTGCGCGTCCAGACCGCCCACATAGCAGATACCAATTGAATGTTTGTTGTACGACACACCTGAGAATCCCTTGCTATTACAGTGCGCCCCGTCAATAGTGAGCGAACGGCCAACTTCTACCGTACCATCCAGCCGGATAACGTAATTATAACCAATTGTAGAAAACCCTTTCTGCAGGTGCATCTGAGTGATTTCCTTCTTACCAATGTCCAGCCCAGCACGTGTGGCTGAACAGTGAATTATTATTGAATCTATTTTGTTCATAATAAAATTACATCTATATTTGTGGAGTTCTGCCAATGGTAGGATGGTTAATAAAAAATTTATTACAAGGAGTGCAGTGGCACTCCTATTTTATTTTATTTTAGTTTAGTTCAGTTCCTTTTCTTCAGCACACTAATCCGTTTCCCGTCTTTGAAATACATTCGTGACATGTTCTTATCACGAACAAATCTTCTGTCCATCGAAAAATATCCATGCTTCCCGTCACTGAATACCGCCCTTTCGCCGGTCTTAAACCGAATCGGCATATTAGGCAGTCCATTATTCATGGCCGCCAGTATAAGCAATCTGCGTCTTAACAAAATCATAAAGTACCTCCCATCACAGCTATATTATTAAGAATACTTACCTGATACGTCCTGTTGGCCCTGACAACACTGCTTCCTATCCATTTCACACCTTCAGGAAGATTCAGGACGGTAGGCGTAACACCACTTGAAAACTGGAACATGTACTCATTGGCAATGCCTGGAAAGCCTTTTCCAAATGTGACGTTAAGTACGGATACTTCTCCGAACACATGGAACACGTTCGGAAGAAGCTCGGCACTGACCTCACCCGTACCAGCATTCACGCTGGATATGCAGCCATTGCCATAATATTCCCCATGGGTATAGATAGCCCGTATCTCCTTGATGTAGGAAACGGAATCAGGCAATATGTTACCGGCTTCCAGTTCTTTCTTGAAGGTGGCATATTTCAAATAATTGTTGAATCTCTTTTTCGCCATGTCATTGGGATTTATGGGGGGCTCTGATACAAAGCCCCCACATATTATTACTCGGTTTCCTCATTCCATGCAAACGCATCGTCAAGATCCTGTTTAGTGGCATACTGCTTCAGAGTCTCGTTCGTTGCATAGCTGGTCAGTTCAGCCTTGGTCGCATAAGTGGAGGAAAGCCCTTCGATAGCCTCACTCAGTGCAGCTTTTGTGGCATAGGTGTTCGCCACATCTACAGCCTTGGCATATCCGGCCAAATCCTCTTCGGTAAGAAATCCTTCGAGGTCAGCTTTCTTTGCATACGCTGTCAAATCGACCGTACCACCCAAGGAATCCCAGTTGGTTTCCACACTTGCCTGATTGGCCGTTTCTCCGATGTAGACGAAGTTCGTTTCAGCCGGATATTTCTTGCCGTTCAGGGTAACTTCTGCCGTAACGTTATATACGTGGCCTTTCGATACAGAAGCCACCCCTTTCAGGGCACTAAGGTCTGCCAGAGTACCCTTTGGCACATATACGGCACCAAGCGCGTTGACCTTGTTTGTCAGTGTGTCAACCAGACCTTTCAGAACTTTACCCTGCTCGGCGGAAAGTGCCTTATTAGTCCCGCCCGTTGTGAGGTCATTGATAATCTGGATGAGTGTCTGTGCACCGACGTCAAGACGAATCCATCCGCCATAATCAGCCTGGGTAATCTTTGTCATGTCCTTCAGGACATACAGAGCCGGTTTGCCGTCCCCGTTATCTCCAACAACGACCAACATGCCGTTATAAGTATTCTTTCCTGAATAGGTAGCTGCGGCAATAAGGTCTGTCTTGTTTGGAACAAGCTGACGGGCATCCAGTGGCGCCTGTCCTCCAGGCTCAAAGTTCACGGCAAAGGAAGCAATACCCGCAGGACGGTTTCCTGTTGTCGAAGCCATCGGCATGACATTGTTCATCGGCATGGCAAAGGGAACTTCACGGCTGTTTCGTGCAAGCATGGCTATCACTTCATCCGTAATTTCCTCGCCATTATATGTGTCCGGCTCGTCTACAAGTTTTTTTCCGGCATCGGAAACTGTGAAGCGAAGTTGTAATGCACCGGACATGGCACCTGTCGTTGTCAGCTTCTTGTATGCAATCTGAACACTTTGTACGGTCTTGTTTCCTGCATCAGATACGGTGTACTTGTCCGTTCCGAAGACTTCCCACTTTCCGGACACCGTATTATAGAACTCGACTTTTGACACATTCTTTTCTGAAGGGAAGTAGAATTCAAGGCGGGTTCCGGTTGCTGCTTCAGAAGCAAATTTCGCTCCAATTAATGTATCAGTCCATTTCTGCAGCGGAAGCTTTGTATCAGGAGCTGCGGCAGACGGGAAATTGGTATCTCCGGCAGAGGTAGAAGCTGAAGAACCATTACAGTAAAACGGATAGGTACCATAAAGGTAGACAGCACCTGATTTCACAGTACCTTCAGGAAGCGGATTAGGGGATACGGTCGCCTTGTTTCCTTTTGAAGTGAGCAAGGTGTCACCTGCGCCATGATGAGCCTGGTAATTGTACTGCATCGTACCGAGTGTAACTTTCGTCGGCAATGTCTTGTTGCTTGTACTGTTTCCTACATAGATGAAGGACTGGTCATCGGAGATAAGTTCTCCTGCGCGGTTCTTGTTTGCCTGGCCAACAACCGTACAATTACCACGGTTAAATCCTGTCTGAATCTGTTCTGCGGTAGGTGCGCTTTCACCAACCTCCAGAATCTTGTTGGCGGTAAAAGGAGACTTGAATGATATTGTTGCACTTGGTGCCTGTACCGTCGGCTGGATTTCCTCAAAGAGAATATCCTCGAAAATCTGGCTCAGCGTCTTTGTCTTCAAGGTCTCGACCTTTGTCCCAGCCGGAAGACCTCCCAGTTTCGAAGGAGTGGCAAGGCTGTCTGGCAATGATGTCTTGAACCTGATGAGTTCCGTCAGATCATATTCGGTCTTGCCTGATGATTTGGTAACGATAAGTTTATTGCTGCCTTTGTCAAAACTGACATCTGTGACACCGCTTCCTCCATAATTCACACCGTTCATCAACAGTTCTTTGGTGTCGGTTGCAAAATAGATAGCATCCAGATGTTTTGACGCTGCATCATAACGGGCCTTTAAGCCCCTGTAGAATTTTAATTTTGTTGTTGCCATAAAAGTCTGATTTTAACTGTTTGTTTCTTCATTCCATACTGCTTCTGTTATCTCCTCCCATTCTCCATCCTTCCGGCCGTATATCTTCCCGTCTTTTGGCGCATCGGGAATGGGAATGCTTCCACCGGTTGATATGTCAATGGAAGAAGCACCAAGGTTGACGGTGGCCATTTCAAGGTTAGGGACACTTATGCTGTCCTCTTCACAAGTTGTTGCAACAAGCCTGAAAGCCTCACACATGTCAACGGCAGTCTGTCCTTCCTTACCATAGTTCTCCCACAAAGTCAGCGAATACGTACCAAGGTGTTTGTGGTCCGTTCCATGAAAAGTAAATTTCAGCTTGTTTCCCTGATATATCTCAAAATGGAAATCGAGAAATCTGCCTAGAGGATTCTTCAGCATGAGTTTCAAGTCCCTTCCTTCCAGTGGAACAGGCTCCTTGTTCGTGAGTATCTGCCAGGTGAAGTATATATCTTTCCCTATCCTTATCTTTCTCATATCAACTAGGTCATGAAACTTATTGTCATAAGTAATATTATGATTACGGAGTAGATGATTTCCGCTATCAGGCGTCTATCTGTCTTCTTCATCCTTTGTAACTTTTTCGATAATTTCGCCAGCCGTTGTGTACTTCTTTTTAATGTAGCCCACCAGCAGGCGCTTAATGGAAACCTTGTTCTTGATACCATGAATTGTGCATATATGCTCCATAATACTGTCAAATTCGAAAATGAAAGCCAACCCCAGCCCGCAGATAGAACTGATTGTATAGGAACAGATGCCAACCGGCTGAAGAATTGCAATGCCCAGCATGAACCCAACAACAAGGTATGAATTATACTCAATGAACTTGCACACGGTACGTCGGCCAGCACGGGAAAAGCGGAAATCCTCGCCCCGCTTAACCACGCTGTCGATGATTCCCAGAACAAAGTCGGCCACAATCATCACAACGATAAAAGCCAGCATCCAACGAAGCTCGAAGACTACTTCCTTAATTTCTCCAATGAAGGAGTAAGCCCCGGCAACAAGAATCTGCGGGGCTATGACGGTTATAAGGTTCTGCATCACTCCTTATTTACCTTACCACCGAACAACCTGGACAGCCATTCACTTGTTACAACCGACACGATACCAGTAGATGCCAGGGCGACAAAGT